TTACTGGACAAAAGAGCGTGATTACAGCGCTACATGAATACACGCACTCGGCTGGCTACGGTGAAGTAGTTGCTGTTTGGTGGTCGACGAACGCTTTCCGGTTGATATTCCCGAAGGCCTTTGCTAAACTAGAACAGCACCCGGATGTCCCTCATCTGATGAGGAAGATTAGACCACCTGTCGATGACGCGCCAGAGACGTGTGCTGAGACGTGTGATATAAACGTCTAAGCAGTCGAGCTAGGAAACTAGCTCGGCACTAGCCCTATCCTCTAATGGTTAAGAGAACAGGCTTTCAACCTGTCAATCGGAGTTCGATTCTCCGTAGGGTCATGGAGAACTATAATGAAAAAACTTAAAAAGTCAGAATTTTTTACAAAAAAAACTAACAAGAATGGCACATTTGCTATTGGTTCTAGACATAGAATCATACTGCCAGAAAAGTATAAAGACCCTAGGAAAAACTTTGAAGGTGCCTTAGTAGAGATTGCTTCAAAGAATAATTACTTACACAAATTAGGCCTTAGTACTTCTAGCATTGAGAAAGCTAAAGTTATATGTAAGATTCTTGAAACTCCTAACGCAGATAGAGATGTAAAAATAATAGGATTAGAGTATCCAATTAGAAGGTCTTGGCTAGTAGCAGAAGGACACATGTGTGATTGTGATTTAAGAAAAGTTCTTATGGTTAGTGGTTGTGATTGTGGTGGCTATTAAATGATACTAAAGGTTGAAGCGCTGGACCAATTCCATATTCGCGGCAGAGGAAAGGTCCTCATAGTTGATTCGCGCTCATACGATTTAACATTCCTAAATGGGGGAGTATTCTACACTGAGTTAGACAACGCTAGAGAATTTTGGGAAATTCGTGGGATTGAAAGAATGGGTAGTAGGCCAGTCATCGGTTTACCTGTAAGAGAAAGACAATAATACGGTACTGTAGCTCAGTTGGTAGAGCACCTGCCTTGTAAGCAGGCGGTCGTGAGTTCGAGTCTCACCTGTACCTTGGAGGATTAATGAATTATATATTAGCAATTCTTTTTATGGTAGCTTCATCTGTAGTAGCTAGTCAAATAAGCAAGAGAATGAAAGAAGTAGGTCCGTTGAATTTTGCCAGATACGATAGGTATATATTCGCTGCTATGTCTACAAGGATAGCCTTAGTTATGGCACAGTTTGTTCTTATTGCAAATGGAATATCTAGACTGGTAGAAATGTAATGCAAACATTCTTACCCTATCCAAACATTCGTCCCAGCGTAGCATCTTTAACTGATGACCAGCTATGTAGACAGAGAGTCGATGCGAAAAAGATTCTCTCTACACTAGAAGGTAAGTCAAAAACTCACCGCCACCACCCAGCAGTTAAGATGTGGAATGGATATGATGAATTATTGAAAGGGTATTTAGCCGGAAGTATCTACGAGTGGATATCTAGAGGTCACTCTAATAATATGGAGATACCTAAGTTCGATTCATTCAAGTTTAAACTTCCACTATGGTGGGGAGGATACATACATAGAACACATAAGTCTCTATTGATTCGTTTAAATCCTCATCATTGTAAAGATTTTGATTGGAATATAGGATATGATATTCCCTTGTTCTGGCCCGTAAGGCATAACGGTAAATTTAAATAGCCCCCTTGGCCTAATAGAAGGGCAACTCGCTTCTAACGAGTAGATTGTGGGTGCAAATCCTACAGGGGGTATTAACCCAAGAAAGAAAGAGGGAAAATGGTTGCAATTCTTCCGTCGACAGATGTCGCTTTAACGTATGATGATGTTCTTTTAATTCCAGGCTATTCAGATATTAAAAGTCGTCATGATGTAGACTTGACTAGCGGTAGCTTAGACCTCCGCACTCCTTTTATTAGTTCCAATATGGATACTGTTACAGAGGAGAACATGGCTATTGCTATGTATGAAGAAGGTGGTCTAGGAATTGTCCATAGATTCCTTATACCAAGTAGGCTAGACCAAATTATAAAGAGGATTAAATCCTCTGGCGGTTCTCCTTGCATATCAGTAGGAATAAATGGAGATTCAGAAGAGCTACTCCATGTTGCTATTAAGAATAAGGTACGTCTTTACTGTGTAGATGTTGCCCACGGACACCATGCTGGTGTTGCTAATCGAATAGATGATATCAGAAAATTTACACATGGATGGTCTGATGTAAAAATTATAGCGGGGAATGTAGCGACCGTTGATGGTGCTCAGTTTCTTATTGATGCTGGTGCTGATATCATTAAGGTTGGAATAGGTCCTGGTAGTCATTGCACTACAAGGATAGTTACTGGTCATGGTGTTCCTCAGCTTACAGCTATTAGTAATATCAGAAATTCAATTAGTGATAACATAGAAATTATCGCAGATGGTGGTATCAGAAACTCAGGAGATATAGCTAAGGCAATTGCAGTAGGGGCAGACTATGTAATGCTTGGTAGATTACTTGCTGGCTGTAAAGAAACTCCTATGGAAACTATTGTTAAAAATGGCAAGAGATTAAAATACTACAGAGGCATGGCTAGTTTTACTGCACAAAGAGAAAGAGGGCGCTCTAAGAAGAGCATCATCTCCGAAGGTGTTGCATCTTCTATTCCTGAAACAGGACCAGTATCGGAAGTAGTTGGAAAATTACGCGGAGGTTTAGCTTCGGCATTCTCATATACCGGAGCTAGAACAATGGACGAATTTAAATCCAAAGCAAAAGTAATTAGAGTAACAGGTAATTCTCATATAGAAGGGACACCTCACGGAGTATGAGCCACGTAGAATTAAAAGCATTAGAGACTCGTAAGAATAATTTTAGAAAAAAATTGGCCAGTAAAAAAGACAGACAGGCTGCTCTATCTAAAGATATAAATGATTTGATGAGAGAAATAAGGGATGTTGAGTCTATTATCGAAGCAATTAAAATCGGCAAACTAGAAAACAATTCTATTACTATCACTGAACATGCTATCCTGAGATACTTAGAACGAGTTAAGGGTATTGATATTGAAGCAATTAAGAAAGATATCGTTACCGAAGAGGTTCTAAAGCAAATAAAAACTCTGGGTGCAGGCATCTACCCAGTCAAAGGTAGATATCATAATATAGATAAGAGTACATTTATGATTCGTGTCAGAGATAATGCAGTAATAACTGTTTTAACAAAAGGATAACTAATGTTACGAAGATATCAAAGACTGCATAAAATATTACTAATTTTTAATTCAGGAATATCAGATGGCTCCCTTGAAGACAATCATGTATATGATGCGCTACTTGATTACATGGATGTTGTCTGGGATAACCTAAGCGAAGAAGAGAAGAAGTTCCTGACAAAGAATAGATTCCGCGTATAATAAAATTAGGAACACCGGGGCATGGGAGGCAAGGTAGTCAATATATCTGGAGAAAAGATATACGGTATCGCCAGATGTATAAACAGGGGATTTTCTAAGAAAAGAATTCTTGAAGAAATATCTAAGTGCGAACTTGTTTGTGCTGTTTGTCATAGAATAAGGACACACATCACTAGAAAAGGCCAGTAGTTCAGCAGTTAGAACAGCACTCTTATAAGGTGTAAGTCGCAGGTGCAACTCCTGCCTGGCCCATTAAGGATTAATATGACTAAAAATGAACTTGAAAAAACTGTTAATGAAATTGAAAAGACTGTTGTGGCCATGAGAACATTAGCTGACAAAATGCTTAATAATGCAAAATCTATTCATGCACCATGTGAGAATGCGTACACAACTACCAAGAGTCGTATGTCAAGCTGTTCGTGCTGGAGATGTTTGCCGAAAGAAAGGCCCTAATGGCTCGACTCAATAAGCTAGGTTCGATTCCTAGATGCCCTATAGGAGATACTATGAAGGATGTATACGATAGTTTATATTCTGAGGATAGATACGCTGGAATAATCAATCACAAGCAGGCTAACTGGTTGCTGAAAAGACCATTGGCTGGTATTAAAACTGCAGTTGATTTTGGATGCGGACCTGGACACACAGTAAAGAAGCTGCGTGCTCACGGTATAGATACAACCGGGGTTGATTTCTCCACTACTCTAAAGGAAAGATTTTGGAGCGGAGATGATAAGTTTATTCAAGGCGATATAACATCTACAGACTTAGATGATACATTCGACCTTGTTGTTTGTCACGATGTGCTTGAACATTTAGCAGAAGAAGATGCTACTAAGGCATTGGACACACTAGCAAAGCATACTAATGGATTCGTTTCTTTAGTCATTGCTAATCATTCAGACGTCTGGCTTGGAAAAGAACTCCATATTAACAACCAGCCTTATGACTGGTGGAAGAATCTTGTTGAAGAGCGCTGGGAGATACTTGAATCACAAAGCCCCAGCGGCAGAGACTTTCCGGGGTCATCTTTTCCCAAGAACCAGCAGGGGATATTACATCTCTTCTGGTGCAAGAAGAAGGACTAGATGGCTCGACTCATATGATTATATTTTTAGTTTATGACGATGCTAATCCTGTCTGGGCTGCAGTTCGCGGAATCTACAACGATAGAGAAGATGCCATGCAGCACGCCAAAGATATTACTAGCACAGACTATAATTTTATTCCAGATGAAAATCGCTGGGAAAATAAGTATGGAAGTAGTGTCTGGATAGAAAAGCGAGTAGTAGAATAGTGGCCCGACTCAATATAATAATCTGTGACCTATGTAAGTCAATATCATCGGCCACATTACCTTTTGCATTAGCCCTACAATCCGGCAAGGGAAAAGATAAGGAGCAGACTAAGGCCGAGATTTGTCAGAAGTGTTATGACTCTATCTATAAAAAGATAGAATCTGATTTTGATTTTAATAAAAGTTTAAAGCCACAGCCTCGGTTGGAAAAAATTGAGATTACAGAAGGGGAATCAATAGTGCCAAGTAAGAACATAACGTCAGTGCCACTAGAACACAAATGTCCTCATGATAAAACATCGTTCGACCCCCCTAATCTTAGGTGCAGGGATTGCGGAGAGGAGTGGAGAGCTTGAACTCTAAGGAGGAAGCTATGTCTCTCAGTCGCAAAGATAAAGAACTATTACATCAGGCAATATTAAGAATAACCAGAGTTATTACAGACCTAGACGACACACCAGTCGACCCTAGGGTCCTAGATATGCTAGAAATTTGCGGGTCTCTGCTTGAACAGCAGATTGAAATGGAAATTGTATTTGAGAACTATAGCGCAACAGAGAATAATGAAGTTATTTTATTTGAACAGCAAGATATTGAAGATGAAAATATAGAAGTTGTTCATATTAAGTTTGAGGAGGATTCTAATATTCCTTCTCCAGAAGATTTAGAAAATTGGTTTAACCTAGGAGATTAGAATGACTTCTATAAGGACTAGTAATTGTCATACGTGAAATACTATGAGGACTTTAGTTTTAAACAAAGCATGGATGGCAATTAGAAACGTCTCTTGGAGAGATGCATTTAGGCTATTATGCGCCGGAAGAGCAGAAGTTCTTAAGTATTACGAAGCAACTGTCAAGACCCCCAGGGAAGAGATGTTCGTTCCTGCTGTAATTAGACTATTCAGCTTTGACAAATTACCCCTGTGTAAAGTATCATTCTCTAGAAGAACAATATTAGAGAGAGATAACTTTGAATGTCAATATTGTAGTCAGAAGCTAACACTTAAGACTGCTACTCTCGACCATGTATTACCTAGGTCACGGGGTGGAAAGACTACATTTGAAAACACTGTAGCAAGTTGCAATCCGTGTAACAATAAAAAAGGAAATAGATTACTTCGCAACTCTTCTTTTAAATTAAGGAAGAAACCTAGTAAGCCAGCTAAATTATCTTTTAGATTTAGATTAAAACAATTAGAGGAAGAATGGAAGGATTACCTTCCGGAGAAAATAAAAAATGAGTTTCAAATTAACCGTAGAAATACTTGATGATGCTACTACAAAGATTGATTTTGATGGCAATGTAAATCATATAATCTTAGTGGGTGTGCTTGAGTCAATCAAATATGAAGTTATTGGTTCGGCAGCTTTAATGGCAGCCGAGGAAGCAGCAAATGCAAACGCTGCGGCAGCCGTTGCTGCGGCTGAACTACAAGGGGAAGCTATAGCTACTCCTGAATCACAAGGAGTATAAATGCCATTCATACCACCAAAGAAGGATATGGCTCCAGAAAATGTCATGGAGCTTTGTCGGGGAAATTTAAGAGAGGCTCTGCGCCCTTACTTTAAGGGCAAGGACGCGGCGAGTAGATTAGAAGATGCTGTTGCTGTAGCGACTAATTCTATTGGACATATGCTGACAATGCGCCCGGTTCGTGAGGGGCCAGTGGGTGCCACTATAATGACAGAGAGGGCTTCAGCAGTTAAGAAGCCTGGCTCTGCACCAAGGAATATGTAAATGGACCAGAAACAACAGAATAAAGTTAGAGATATGATAGCTGCAGAGTTAGCTGGAATACCTGTGGCACCTGTCGTCCAGAACGCCTTGGAACAGGCAATGGCTGCAGCACCAGGTATGCCTCTCAGCGCACCACAGCCCGCTCAGGCACCTGTAAATATAGTTCAAGCCCCAAGCCCAACCCAGTTTCCACTGGACGAGTATGAGGCTCTAATGATTGATGCTTTAACCTGGAGGGTTGAGTCTGCTGAGAAATCCCAGCAATTAATCAAGACTGAGGCGCAAGGTATTCAAGATATGCGCGATAAAATATTAGCTCGCTGTGTTAAGAGACTGGGTATAGATGTCACTCAGTTTAATTTAGCAATTAATGCGACAACTAAATCAATTAAAATAGAAAAGAGGGGCTAAGGCCCCCCTTTTTTATCTACATATAATTTTGAATGAGACGCATTTGAAACGCAAATAAAAACATACTTCTCCAGTGGGACGTATATGAAACGAACGCCGCACGTCTTTGTACGTAAGTGGCGTTTTTTTTTATGAGCAGCTCATGGTGCTTGCGCCAGGCCCGCTCAGTGTGCTCTGGCCGGGTAATGATAATATGCTGTTCGGTGAACATATTCTATCGGCATTAATTGTTGCCGTAGGACCAGTAACATTTCTAGCAACTAAATCACTGAGGATTGTTGTAGCAGGACCGGTTATATTTAGTGAAACTAAGTCCCCAAATATAGTTGCTGCTGGTCCAGTAGTATCTAATGCTATTAAGTCACTAAGGATTGTTCCAGCAGGACCAGTATAGCCCTCTTCTTCAAACCATATAGCAAGGTCAGAGACTGTAAATCCTAATCCAAAATTTTCATTAGCCATTTTTTATCCTATGGGAAGAATATTCTAGCAGCAACTTTAGGGTTATCTCCAGAAATAATTCCATCAGCAGCAGCAGACCATCCAACTTTTACCTTGGTTATTCCATCTGCTGTAAGTCCAACGACTTGATTACTTACGATAGAACCAACTGTTGTTGAAGACAAAGTTCCTATTGCACTAGTGGTCTCACCTTCTTTATCATAAATAAGTTCTAGACTTATACCAGTTTGGCTTGCTCCATAAATTGTAAATTCTGCATCAATATTTGCACCGTTAATAGTTAGTAAAGGAGCAGAAGCATTGATGACTCCACTACCTGACCAGACTCTTTCTCCTGCTGTGCCATCTGTGGCGCTTATTTTACAGAATTGATAGTTATCTAATCCACCATCTACAAGAAACATTCGTCCAGATGGAGCATTATCCCATCTATATAAGGTTGGACTAGTTCCTTCTGTGTGGTTTTCATATACTACCATCTCATATATTGGTAAGATACCGCTATTCGTTGTATTATCAATCCTAATTAAAGCGTGAGTTTCCGTTCCTGTAGAAAAACTAGAAAGAGATGTTGGCAAAACAACTGATGATACATCTGCGAATGATGTTACATCTCCATTAGAATCAAGGTTAGCCTGTATACATTGAAACCCAGTAGCTCCATCATCTGGAATAAATGCAAATAGTTTATCATCTACTTCACACAATGCAGAACCCCAATATGGATAGTCGGCAATGGGTGCGGAAATACTACCAGTTAGTGTTCCTAGGCTTGTAGATGCACTTCCTACTACTTTAACCAGTATTGGACTCGACCCCTGTATACATTCCACGCTATACAATGTATCATTAGAAATACAAAGCTGTGAGTGTTGCATACTCTCGTCTCCTAATGACGAAACATTAATAACAGTTTCTGCTGAAACATCATATACAACCATATGAGTGGCGTTCCCTCTTCCAACGCGATACGCCACATTGTTTCTCCAGGCAAGAGGACTAATTATAGGAGTTGAACCAATATTCCAATCTGTACCTAGGATGGATTGTGCAGAACTTTCTGTCGCATTACCGTCTCTATCAATTGAAACGAAGGTCATGTCTTGTGCTGCGGGTCCAGGATATGCCATAACTAACACACCACTACCATTAATTGAGGCTGCGCAAAACCCCATCTTTACAGTTTCCTTTTGTGCAAAAGCAGTTTGACTTACATAGCTATGAAAAGAAGTCCATGGCCCATTAGCAGCTACATCGTACTTCCAAATTTCATTTTTACCAACCGCATATAAATCATTGCCCCAATGAGCTACATTGTTATACTGGGCAGATTCATCATTGGTATTATCGGCTCCAAAGTCAGAACCAATTTGTACTAACTGCATATTAATTTCTTTGAATACTGCATACTGAGTGGGTGTCGAACCTTTAATTCTCATGTATAAAAATGGCTGTGTCATTGTGCTCTCCTAATCGTCCAGGTTGTATTTTGCTTTAGCATATTTTTCAAATCTTAATACTTCTACATCAGCTAGTATTCTATCGTACATTGCCATCTCATATATAGTCCCATCATAATAAAGAGATGGAGAGTATACGCCAGAGATTTGTGCACCTGTAGTTCTTCCGAATGTTGTATTAGATAATCCAGTAGCTTCGATTGTTCCATCTGTAGTCCACTCGGTTTCCTGTAGTTGTCCGCTTGGAAATAATTGTCCTTGGCCTTCAAAGGCAGTATTTCTCCATACAGCCAGCCTGGTATTATCTGCTATTCCACCGCTTGGAACAGCAAGCTCTCGAACAGGCTGCGCACCTAGTGCTGCTTCAAAACTAAAATCTCTTAATCTTAGCTCAGAATCAGTGGAATGTGTAAGCATAGACCAGTATTCATGATTAGTCAGACTAGACGTTGAGGATACATTATCATCAGACATGCTAAAGATTGTCATCTCCGCTACAGAACTAGGTTCATAGATAAGAAAAATAGTTGCAGATTGGCCGGTAATAGGAGAGCCAGATGTGAATAAGAATTCTTCATTTGTATCTACAAACGACACACCATCTAGGCCATTATTGGCTGCTTGAATTAAAGTAGGTTGTGAGCTAGTGTTAAACTGTACAAGACCAGATAATGCTGTCCCTTTATCTCTCCACTCGGAAACATTATGGGTCACTCCACTAGTAATAGTAGTATCATCATTCGCCTCAAACCAGCTCAATAGACCATTTAAGTCTGTCGGGTCATCAAGAGCTACAATATCTCCTTGACCAAAATTAATTTGTCCATTAAGAGTATATCTTTGATATCTCTGTAGCCCATCTCCTTTTGCATCCCAATCGACTGTATATATTTTACCCTCTGTTACAATAACATTAGCAACTAGTAATCCTGTGGCTCCTATTACACCAGAGATTGCTCCATCACTGGTGCCTACTAATGTACATGCAGATTCTGGTGCATGATTATGAATATCATACCACCATCTTATATCAACATCCCCGCCTACTAGGGCTCCTGAGCTTGGTATAATGGAATAAGATATTCTAATAATTCCATCTTCGTCAGTAAGATTACTTCCTCTGTATATGATATCGGCAACTCTATGACCATCATTATCTAATTCTGAGTGACGTGCTCCTCCGCCCAGTTGACCATGGGGGAAGGCTCTCTGCCGAACCTGTTTAGCTGGGTGACCAATGAAATCAAATGCATGCGCGCCACCATCTTTAGTGGGTGGATTAGGATGATTACCACCATCAGTATTTCCAGACCCTCTAAATACATGGTAAAAAAGGTTACCAAATTCACCGCCACCACCGGGTGAGCCTGTACATCTTTGTCCCGCAAATCTACTAGCGCAAATTATGGATGAACGACCAGTTCCATCAAGGCCTCTGTCTTTTTGGTCTATAAAAGCGCGAAGAATTATGTCTTCATCTTTTCTTGATGCTGCGCCGAAACCCCCTAGCCATGAACCTTCTTGGTTATGCATCATCTTAAATGGATTTGCTCTGAATCCGGTGACTGGCTGACTTCCTGGTGCCTGTACCCCTATAAGAACGCCAGTGCCACCCACTCGCCTTAATGGCTGCGCTGCTAATCCATGGTTGGTATCTGTAGTAGATGGTATTGACCCAATATAGCCTGCAGTAGATGCATGTGTAGCATAGTATGCCCATAATGTAGGTTCAGCAGTTTCTCCTGGTGCGTTACCAGTATCATAAACATTATCGACAAAGAATAATGGGCGCCCCTCAAATTGACTAGTAGTTGTTAAGGTGTCTCCAACATCTATTCCTACGATGACACTTGGTGTTCCTGTATCAAAAATAAGACCTTCAAAAACTGTACTTGTTGCATCTACTCTTAATATTTGAACATTATCTGTAGCATTTTTATTAAGGATATACAAGTCATTCATATAACTCGCAAAGTCCATTGGATGTCTAGATGTAGTACCAAATGAATTGGTTCCAAACGAATCAAGAACGAAGTCATAATATCCAAAGGATGCTTCACTAGATGTAGTGTAATAAATTCTATCGCCGTGCTGAATCTCTGTTAAAATTCCACCATTTGTATCATTGATAGCCAGCCCTCCTGCTTGGGCAGAAGATGTGGTCCATGTTTCTGTATCTCCATCAAGCTTTGCATATCTCCATGTCGCTCCATTAGAGACTGACCACGCAGTAACTAGCTGTGGTTTATTCTGTACAAACACGGGATAGAGACCCAGTGTGCTTGTAGATGTTGCTGTTTTACCAGTGAGAAAATGCTGAGAGACCCATATGCCAGAGGCATCGCTGTAGTTATAGATTGTATCTCCAAGAATAAGATAATCTTTTCCCATGAAATTAACAGCGCGATTAACAGCCTGCTTGTTTCCATTGCCAGTTTCTGTATTCCCGGTGATGCCACCATCCAGTAATATTGGGGCACTTGAAAAATAATTAAAAGAATTTCTTGAAGCATCAGCCACTACTGACGTGAATGGTTGTTCTTGTCTATCAGCTTGTATACAATTCGACCCAAAATCCTGTCCACCGTAGTTATTAGTTCCACGTTCAGGAGTAGCCGTCATATATCTAGCATGTAATACCCATTCTAGTGCCATTATAAATTCCTTATTACACCCAAGTAATTGCGCCGTTGAAGATTGTTAGAACCTGACCCTCATCTCCAGACGGTAGTACCGTCAGGCCTCCTGCACCATCCACGTATAGGATATCTCCCTGAACATATGATGTCTGTCCGGTCCCGCCGTAATCCTGTGTAATTCCGCTACCTTGCCAGGAGCCTTGTGTAACTAAGCCTAGAGTAGATACTCCAGATGTCTTCACTACTAACGAATCAAAGGCTGGAAGTAGTGCGCCACTTAGTACCGTCAGGCTGCCAAATGTAGCTTGTGTAGGTATACTTACGAATAGATTAACCTGGCCAGGCTGATTCACTAAGCTTCCTTGTGGTCCTCTTCCTAAATAAGACATTATTCTTCTCCCAAAAACTCGTTTAAAATTTGTTCTTCTTCTGGTGTAATCTCTGCAAGTATCTCTTGCGGAGTTCTTAATTTTCCACTAAAAAAGGAACCGTCCGGTGGACCGTCCCATTTTCTATGCTTTGCAGCCCACTTTAATAGTGTAATATAGCTGTATGAACTTGCCATATAATCTTTATGACTACCTATATCTATTCCAAGCTGTTTGGATAGTTCTAATACTCTAAGGTCTGCGTCATACTCTATTAAAACAACAGCATCGCGAGCCCATTTAAGCTCTTCTTCTGTATATTTTTTTGTTTTCTGTAACCATTTCTCTAGGACATCCCAACCAAGCTTAAGGTTTTCACCTTCCAGCTTATGTAAAAATCCTGATTTCCATTGTAGGAAATGTGCATACTCATGTAGGAGTAGTTGCATCAGTTCTACTTGTGAGTGTCCCTTGATTGTTAGGGATATGATGGGATTATTATTCTTTGAAATATCAAAAGTTCCGGGACATTGAGCAAGCTTAAGTTCTTCTTTATTGTATAGTCGTAGATTACAACCATCGGCTTTTATATAACGCACGAGCTGCCAGAAATTCATAAGTCTAACTCCATTCTTATGTACTAAGCATTCGTAAATTTGTAATTTATTTATCGACTAACTGTCAGTAGACATCGCGGTGGCGAGTTTGTAGATAACAGAAATCCTTATTGTTCCAGTATCTAAAGTTCCCGCATCGGGCGTAACGCGAATTTCTCTAGCAGATGCTGACCATGCTAAAGGACCGGCAGTCCAATCTGCACTAGATGTTGTATTTGCATCAGTAAATGGCAGGGCTGTGCCTCCAGCATCAGTATCTCCTCCATCAACTCCAACATCATAACTAACTGCTGTGGTTCCGGTAATAGTGCTAGTATTTCTACATAATATCGCAACATCGTAAGCTCCGGCCGGAATTAATCCAGTAGTTACTTCAGAACTTGAAACGTCTAAGACTTCTGAGGCGTCATAGGTTTGCACTGCGCCAAAACCTGTAGTTAATTTGCCAAATTCTCTGCTAGGATTTACAAATATGTCTCCTTGTACACTAATTTGTCCTGCATTGGAAATATTGATTCGCGAGAGTCCAGCCGTTGCAAGGTCAAGTCCTCCTGCATTGGAATTTAGAATTCCCTTAGTAGTAAAACCAAGACTTAACCAATTTGTAGTTGTTGCAGTATTTCCATGCATAAACAATGTTGGATGTGATTGATTTGTGTGTCCGTAGTCAACGGCCGTATGGGTCAAGTCGATAATCTGCATGTAATTCGATGTGCTGCCAAAAAACATAGATAGCCCATCGTTGGTCTGTCCGGTATCCCAACGTATGCCAGCATCAGACCCGGTTCCCCATAAGCTATAGAGCATGTCTGTCGTAACTGTGCTTTTTCCAAAGGTTACACTAGATGACTTGAAATTGCAGGCAAGCGCACCATTAATAGCAATTGCCATTGAGTTAGTATCAGGGAAGTAGATACCGTCCCCAGCATCAGTTGGCGACTGAATTGCGCAGGCACCAATAGAACCATTTGGAACTACAACAGGAGCATCAATAACTAAATTACCTTTACCAAGACCAATAATAGCATTGCCGCCGCTGTGAGCTAAACTCATCCATTCAGTATTATCCGTACTTGGGTTACCAGAACTATGAATAAAAATAGTTGGATTATCTGGCATTGCATGGTCATAATCAAAGGCAATAAAGGCATCGTCTCCAAAAACAACGTGTCTACTAGTACCCATTGCCCACAACATTTGGTTGTAAGACCCATTGTATGTTAATTGAGGACCGGAAATCCATTGAAACGTTGTAGAATTTGCTAAACGAACTCCAGAATTTGGACGAAGTTGAACATTACAATTTATTAAACCAAGTTGAAGGTCTAAAACATCTGTTCCTTCAACATTAAGTCTTCCTTGAGTTCCGTCATGATACATCTTCATATACTGTGTAGCATCTACATCTACATCTGTTCCACCATGGTGGAGGATTAATGAAACATCAGAAGAAACAGCGTGGTGGTGGTCTTTGCTCTGGTTCGCCAACTCGGTGATAATCAGTGCGCCGCCCTGCGCGCTTGTGCCGTCAGCGCCAATACCTAAGACGAGGTTATGGGCGGTGGCCTGAGTTTTGTTCCAATTAAACGCCGCGTCGCCGCCGTCGCCAAGGAAAAGGAAGTCGTCGTCGAATATCTTCAGTCCTAGCTGCGCGCGAATTAGACCAACGAACGACGTTTCTCCGTTGCTCAGAATCTCGAAAGCCTTAGTCCCGCCCTCGCTAAATACCGCGCTGCTGCCGTCGTGGTACATTCTCATATACTTTGTGGCGTCTGAATCTACATCAGTACCACCATGGAACAATACAAGAGAAATATCACTACTGGTTGCAAGATGATGGTCTTTATTCCAGTTATCTTTTTCAGTAATGATTAATGCACCACCGGCAGTCACATCACCAGCGGCTCGCATAGCTAAAACATGATTGTTCGCCGTTGCCTGATTCGTGCTCCATAGGAATAGCGAGTCGCTAGCACTTCCATATAGACTATAGACATTATCCTTATGTTGTGCTGACCCAGTTATAACTGTGTGGTGAACATTTAGTGTCCCGAGTGCATCTCCCGCTGCTGCGCCAATCCCAATCGTCCCTGCGCTCTGGCGGTTAATGAATATATCTTGAGCACCAAATGGATTAACAGTAGAGCTAAAAGCTAATTCAGAATTAGATGCAAAGTTCGCCCCATCTCCGGCAGAAAAATAAATTCCAGAACTCGCACCTGTTAAGTCGCCTAGGATTAAAGTTTGGTCTAGCGTCTCACCACCTCCACCACCTCCACCACCGCCAGGAATAGGATTACATATACTACTCATGTTTAATTCTCCGTTTGACCACCAAATCTATTAGGTGTACGTACAGTGATTGGACTCAGTGATGCTGCACGAGAAGCCACCTTAGTAACCCCCGCACCCTCATCATGGGCTACATAATAAATAGTAGTCTGTATGTTGCCTGCCAAATCACTACTTCCAAATAAACCGCTTCCCGTACTTAGCTCAAGTTGACTACCTCCAAACCCATCTAAAATGAGAGTTCCTGAAGCACCCAGGGCCATGTTAGGTGTAATGGGAGTATTCCCATTATAAAATCTAATTGTATTTAAACTATTAGCCTGATTGCTAGCAATAAGCTGATTGATTCCAATCACAATGCCATCCTGAGCAGGAATAATAACATCAAGAGTGCCGCCACCAGTTGTGACGGCACCATTGGCAATACTAACTTTTTCCGTTCCAAATCTTCTTGCCATTATTTATCTCCTAATCAAATGCGCCGGAACTTGGGACTCTATCGACGATAGAATCATCAATACTGTCCTTCCTGACAATTGTCTCCCCCTGGTGGTAAGCCCACTCTTGTGGCGTATTAGGTACAAGTGCAGGTGGAATAACTGGAACGGCAGTATCGGGAACATTAAGGTCCCTTGCACCATTACGAGCTAGTCTAGCACTAGTACTTCTACTTTCAAACTGTAGTCCCCAAGCAATATTTTCATGATATTCAACTGTAGCGGGGGCAATATTATCATCTCTTACAATTGAACCAGAACTGATAGTTCTGCTTAGTTCGGGGCGATGGTCAGTGACTACTGCCACAACATCGTCCGTGTTATCTGTTTCTATAATCCGAATATCCTGTTTCCGATAAGTAGTTGTTTGCTTTGCGGCTACAGGAATTCCAGAAGCATTAAGTGAACCCATTTTATCCTCCTAAATTATACAGGTGTCTCGCCAGATGCACCTGCAAACGTAGCCGCGGGTGTTATATCTGTATCTGTAGTTCCAAGTGTTGCTCCAACAGCGTCTCCACTGTTATTAAAAATTGTCCAATCAGCAAAGCCACTACTCTTTGTCCTATCAGAATCAACGTAGAATATCTTTGTCTCTGTTACAGTCTCGTAAGGCGCAAGAGTGTTCGTAGCCTCTCTATTTGATACAGAGGTATGAATTCCTGCAATCTTTCTAGTAGCAACATGTAGTAGGTTGCCACTAGGTAGACCTGTTACTGTGAATTTCTCGCGTTCAACGGAGTTATCCGCATTACGCTTCGCAGCAGAAAGTCCAGAAAGTGTAACTGAAACGGTATTATCTGGTTGCCAGGCAACACCTAAAGTATCTTTACCAATATCTCTGATAACACCACTGTTAACAATCACAGTATTAGTATCTAATTGTGTGTTACCCAGCTTAAGTAGTTCGCCTTGATGATGAACCCTCAGAATATTATTGGTTTTTAGAATTGGTTGTCCGTTATTTAAGCTACCCATTGTTCTGCCTCCTTATGGACGGAAACTAGTATTGGGCCGTCTTTCAACAACCGTATCTGTTGCGGCATCACCAAGAACAAGCTTATTGCCGGTATGTCTATCTCCATAATCTCTAACAGGAATTAATCCAATCTCAGGATTACCAGAACCAGAAGTAACAAAGCGTTCTGTTTGTCTTTCGACAAGAGAATTACTTGCTGCATCTGTAATTTTTCTAGCAGGATTTATGAGCTGTGTAGCCCACTGTGTCTTGACTAAATCTGCTCTAGTAGCGCCTGATGCAAACGGAACGGCGTACTCTTCGACGAGAGTAGCCGACGTATTGGGAAGTGCCTGTTGAGTTACAGTGATAGCTCCGCCTATATTTCTATAGGTTTCATTCTGTTTTTGAATTTTGCTGCCATCAAAGTTTAAGCTTCCCATTAGATATTACTCCAACATAGATAGGTGAACTCTAGCCGACAAGGCTTGAGCCGAGGACAAGGTCACGTCTACACCAACATTTAGGAAAACAATATCTCCTGCAGAGAGCAGGACTTCATTATTATTTTCTTTATCGAGTAGTAGCTGCACGGTCGTCGCGCCTCCGGATACTAATGTACCACTAGCTACTACCGCTCCTGCAGCCCAAAGCTCTAGTCCAACTTGACCAACGGATAGGGCTGTGCCCTGGATATTTGCGACGACACCTTCAAGCCTGGCTCTTCGTGGCATTTCGTAATCTGTAACACCGTGTGGGTCTGCTAGTTTTGCTGCAGCCGCTGCACCAGATAGTGCAGAATCTCCAAGATAAAGAACATCACTACCTGTAATGTCCTGATTACCTAGGATATTTTTCATATTCTTCTTATATGCTGAACCCATGTTAAACTCCTTTTATCTATTTAAAAATTGATTTGCATATCTCTATTTAAACTCAAATTCATATTTATTATCTACTAATCTTTATCTAATTATTCTATTAATTATACTAAGTAGACCTATGGGGTCTACCATTCAGGTATTTTCATATCGGGGTTGAGATTCTTAAGCTGTGCGCCCCATAGTTTCATTTCTGTAGATGTCCAGCGGTCGCCAGTTTTCTCTTCTAATCTTTCCAATCTTCTATCTTGTTTATCTAGGGCTCTATCAATAGTAGTGAACCTGGAATCTAGAAAACCCCAGGCTCCTACTAGAATAATCACTAGAGATACGACAGCGCCAATTGGAACTAGAGTAGACCGATTTATCTGATTTGGTTGTGGATTATTTTTTTGTGGGGGCATTAGTGCTCCTATAAATTTATGAGAAAGTTCGTATCTCTAGCCCTAACTCTTGATAAATTAAGTAATTATAGACAACAACTCTAGTTATTACCCCGGCTAATTAATAATACACCAATCACCAGCCTAAAATAATCTGATACCCTTTGGTTAGTCCAATTTTAAGGAGTTCTGCCTCATCCCAGCTAATTGGTAATGCTACTGCATCCTTTCTATCTCCCTCAGCTACGGACACCTTCATGTAATATCCTCGAGATTGCTTCTTTAATTTAATCATTTTATTACCCTTAGAGTTCTTGTGGAACAAGAATAAATCAGGCTCTTTAGGGTCTGTGTTTGGCGGGAGTGCGCCATTAAATAGGGCCAGGAGCTTACCGATGTCGGCAACTCCTAGCTTTACGGTAATTTTTGTATTCTCCCAGTCATAGGGTTTGGAATCTCTCATAGGACGGACCTGCTTTGCTAGCTCCATAAACATACATTCCACGTATGCGTTCCCATTCTTATCTTCTAGCTCTCTACCTAATTTAAACTGAGCTACTGCTCCATTATTATTTTTGTTGGCCTTATAAATACCAATGAAATCGTTCTTTTTTGCCATTATATACTATCCTTCAATAATTTAACTGTGTTCGTCGAGCAAAGACGAACTATAAAAACTTGACACACTTGCAATAAAAGAGTGTCTCCTGCTCATCCCCCTTATTACCTGGGAAACTATACCTCATCCAGCCTTTACCCCAACACAACTTACAATTGCTCTTGGCTTTTATGTTAGGAGTGGCTTCGTGAGTACTTCTTTCTTCTTTTGTTCCTCTGGTTCCTAAATCAGCACCTAATTCCTTTGCAGACTTCATGATATTATCTACAACTTCGGATTCATTCTCGAAAATATTACTCATTCCCGCTATGCTCCTTCAATTCTTTTACTATTTTATTTATTAATTCTCTTGTTCTGATTACGTCCCTCATGGCATCCTCGTAGTCTTGTTCTGCTACACCGGCCATCTCATCATGATAGGAATCCTTCCAAGATTCTGCCTTGTACATACCGGCCAGGCGGCTAACATCAAATAGCCACCTGACCGCCATCTTATGGAATTTTCTGGCTCGCGCCAATCTTCGAAAGAGCTTCTCTTCTTTGGTAAGCTCCTTGATAGGTTCCTTATCAGACATTAATTTTCTTTGTTCGTCTCTTCTTCTTTTTTTTACTCATCTTATTTAAACAAGTGATTATTTCAAGCCCCTCTTCTTTTGTGAGTTTCTTAAGGTCCTTAGCATTACTAGGAACTTCTAGCATCTGGAACAACTTAGCCTTATCAACGCCATGTTCTGTGGCCTTCATCTTAATGAGATGGATTTGCTCATCCCCTATGGGACCAAGGTCTACGTCCTGAGCTATCGTCATGTCAGATTTTTCTTCAACACTACATGTAGTGATTGCAAATGCTGTTCTGAGGGCTCTAGCCTTAGCTCTGGACTCTGCCATAGCACTTAGATAGAGTTTGAAATTGCCATCACAATTTTTTGTGGTTGCATCTGCTGTACCTGCGTAGCTACGACCATCATCGAAGCTATATTCGTAAGTAATCAATACTCCGCTAGTTCCTAGCTGCATTACATTTGTGGGGCGAGCAGACACTACGCCGCGCTCTTTTGCTAGGCGCTCTAGGCCTTTTAGATATACAAATGGACGGCCTTTTTCGTGCTTGAACTCGTCCTCTTTTAGGTCTTTATTGTAATCATAGCTTGGGTCGAATGCCTTGCCTGTTTTCTCTTCTCTAAATCTTTTTGTCACTATTGTTAATCCTGCTTCCGGTTTATCTCTTAGCTGTTTCACTTGTTCTTTTGAAATTTTCGCCATCTTTTGCTCCTATCAGGTCTCTAATATCTCCATAAAAACACATTGGATTATCTGGTTGGTCTAGTGCATCGTCGTTACCTAGTGAATACCACCCAGGCCACTGTTGTCTGCCGAAAAGTTCCAGCTTTTTAACAGTTGATGCACCGGCTACGTGACACCAGCAACCATCATGATAGTTGGGGCAATCATCTAGTGCGCCCTCACATTTATCTTTTTTGGTATTTGGGTCTTGCGAGGTGGGGTCAACAACTTTGTCTATTCTATCGTAGATTTCATCAGGTTTCTGGGAATTACCCCTGCGCAAAGCCTCGATGAACTGTTCTACATTCTGCGCGTATCTCTTGGGGCTGCCGCGCTTGCCACAAAGGACAATTTCCGTGCTACCTTGCGTGCAGCAGCGGCCATATGTCTTAGCATTCTTATCGTTCTTAGTCTTCTTCGCCCACACAAAAGCACAGGTTCTGTATGAAAATCCCCAGGCCTCCATTAGCTCTAGTGCGTGAGGTAATTGAGCCCATACAGCCCACATGAACATCCAACAGTTCTTATTTGCTAATGAGGCGACATCAATCTTCATCATTTCTTTTTGTGAAATGGTTGGATACTTATATTGAATCGCTAGACTCTTTTTAAAGTATGGAACCTCTGCATAACTCCAGGGTGGGTCAGCATATATTACATCAAATTTATCTAATGACATTAGTCTAGCCTCGATTTGTTAAATGTTCTCTTTGCTGTCCGCGAGGCACCCATATAGGCGTCTATTAGGTCAGCCTGGGAGACAATGAATGCCTCATCTGTTTTGGGGGGCATATTGCTTCTATACTCTACTCGTCCATGATGTGACACTATGATATGCAACAAATGGTCGGCTATATCTGGGTCTATTTTATCATACTTAATGAGTTCATCTATTTCTTTAGCAACTAAGTGATAACCAATTGGAATGTGGTGATGCCATCTACTTTTTTGTGTGCTGACATAGGCCTCTTTACCCTTATCATACTCATAGCACAGGACCTTACCTATATCATGAAGGAAGGCTCCGGCAACAATTATACTTCTGTTGTGTTGCTTCTTATATCTATCGGTCATCGCGGCTGCGAGCATTGCTGTATTGAACGAATGGTCTAGTAATCCTCCAGCATATGAATGATGCCTACTGCATCCTGCTGGGTCAGTAATAAATCTATCGTGATACTTTTCCATAAGATTGTATACTAAGTTTTGAATAGAAGAGTCGTCGATTTGTCTTAGTATTTTGTCTATCTTCTTGTGCATAGAGTGCCTCCTATATTCATTATACGCGAAATTTATTCTGCGTCAATTATATGGACTACATTTCTTGCACCATTTTCAATTGCATCAACAATTTTATCACAAGCTCTTCTACAAAATGCCATAGTGGAAGAAGTTGAGTGGTCGCGCACCCTAAGAACAGTCCAGCCAGATTTTACTAGCATATTGTTCTTGATTGCATCTTTTGCCTGCACCCAAGCTAGACCTTTATCTCCATAGATGGGGACAAAATGATTCGGTCCGTCCCATTCAATTGCAATCTTCTCTTTAACCATGGCGATATCAATCTCATAACGTCTACCTGGAGTGAAATCTTTGCTGCGTTGAATTATTTTAAATCCAGCATTGATTAGCATATCTGCTACCATGTTCTCGTTCTTAGAACCTTTGCGGCGCTTCTTCGTATTACCAACCCTCATTTTATTGATGGCGCTTTTTCTTTCCTCGGGTGTCTTCTTGTCCCATGCACTTTTCCCTATTTTAGACCTAATAAGTTTGGCTGCCACCTTCTCTTCTGGTGTCATATTTGCCCAATGCTCTTGAAGTCCCATAGAAATACGCATCTTTTCTTTATGCGAACGTTCCCTACCCTGAAGTGGAGAGCCATTTTTCTCTAGGTTATTCTTTTGTGCTTGGCTTTTATCTCTAATTGCGAACCCGTGTTTTTTAAGAGCGCGGCGAATAGTCATAGGGTATGTACCATGCTCTTTAGCTATTTGACTGGTGCTCTTTTCTTTAGTTTCATATTCGCTTTTTAGAAAGTCATGGTTATCCCACGGCTTACTTTTGTTTGGCATTATACTTACTCCTATCATAGAAATTTGTATTTAAATGTGGTGCTATATTCCTTACATAGCTCTCTATTACGGTTTCAGATACTCCATATTTCTGTGAACAAAATACTAAACCCGACCTTAAATCTGTAAGGAACACTTTTTTATTGGGTGGCTCCCAATCTTTCTCTCTATCTAAATCAATTAGATAAAGTTTATTCTCGGTGAGATATTCAACTATCTCAGCCATAAGAATTGGTTTAGCCTTAGCTCGTGTTACAAAATGAACCTGTGTTCCGTCAGTCGTTGTAAATTTTAATGCCTTAAACTTAGCCATTCTTCCACTCCTCTATTGTCAGTCGTAATCTGACTCTCAGTTTTTCAATCTGTTGAATATTATCTTTTTTATTTTTCAAGAGTTTCCTAATCTGTATCGATAGTCCTGTTATTTCTCTATAAAACTTTATGTGTTGCATGTGTTGTCTTACATTATCTAGAGTTAAGCCAAGTGCCCTCTTATATGATGCAATCTGGGCGTTGGAATCTACTAGACTGACAAAAATTTTCATCTCTTCAAGACCGAAGGGTTTCCCTGTACAGGGATTATTTCCTCATTTACCCATTTGAATTTCTCTCAAGGTCAGATGCTACCATCTCTGTAATAAGAGATTTAAAATCATACTTGGGCTTCCACCCCAGAACTTCTCTTGCTTTTGTGCTATCTCCTAGTAATAAATCAACCTCTGCTGGTCTCATAAATTTAGGGTCTTGGACAACCCATTCTCGCCAATCCAAATCAACATGACCAAATGCAACATCTAATAAATCCATAATGCTATGAGTCTCTCCTGTGGAGATAACATAATCATCTGGCTTATCGTGCTGCAACATGAGCCAGGCAGCATACATATAGTCCTTCGCGTGACCCCAATCCCTCTTGCTATCAAGATTACCTAAGCTTAACTTAGTACTCTGGTCAAAGCACAGCCTGGCAGCAGCATGAGTAATCTTTCTAGTCACAAACTCTATTCCTCTGCGAGGGCTTTCATGATTAAATAAAATTCCATTACAGGTAAACATATCATAGGATTCTCTGTAATTTTTTGTTGACCAGAACCCCGCTAACTTAGCTACTCCATATGGACTACGAGGATAAAATGGGGTAGTCTCTTTCTGCGGAGTCTCCTGAACTTTTCCAAATAACTCTGATGTACTTGCTTGGTAGAACTTGCAATCTGGTTTAATATTTCTGATAGCCTCTAGACAATTTACTACGCCTCCGGCATTTACTCTCATCGTATGATATGGTTCATCCCAAGAAACTCTAACATGACTTTGTGCTGCAAGATTATAAAACTCATCTGGCATATAAGTCGAAACAACTCTACTAATACTACCGGAGTCTGTCACATCTCCATTCTCTATTTTAAGATTTGGATTATGATATAGGTGTTTAATTCTCCAGTTAGCAGCATTGCTACTGCTCCTGCGATTTATACCTACCACAGTATATCCTTTATCCAGTAGTATTTCTGCCAAATATGAACCACTTTGGCCTCTGACACCAGTTATTACAGCTACCTTACCCATTTGCAACCTCTGCTAAAATATCTCCGTGACAATCCAGTGGACTACACCAACAGCCAAGAATCTTTCCTTTTAATTCTGCCTTAGCAGTCTCTATCAACTCAGGTTGTTTCATCAACCATTCTCTATATCTATTAACTGCTATTTCTCTTGAAGCAACTATTATTTGAGCCGCGGTTCCTTCTTTGTGAGTAAAACGATTACCCCATTTAGAAGGTCTACCTATATAGATATCAAACGGTTCCTTTTTGCAATGCACGACCATCTTACGCCCTGCCATAATCATCCTCTAGCCTTACTACATCATCCAACTCTGTGGTAGACACTTCTACGAAGAGCGCATCGTTTGCACCAGCTCCTATTCTATGAACCATTTCGCGCCCAATAAACTTAGGCACCATATTTTGTGGCCTAAAGAATCCAAGTCTAGTATCTCTTTTTTTGTGCTCAATATAGCCGTCTCCTGCTACTAAGAACAATGTTTCAATCTTTTCGACATGATACTGTAGGCTGAGTCTATGTCCTGCCTTCACAAATATTTCCTTGACTACATAAAAATCATTATTTTCCATGATTCTTTCGTGACCCCAGGGTTTTTTAATTATCCCAGGAGGCGATTCTTCGTAAGCTTTCTGTGGTTCCTGCCCATTCATAAACAAATACTTCCTCACCAGGAGAATCTTCTCCTATCTTATATGCCATCGTTTTTTCTCTAGTATAAAGAATTGGAACTCCTTCGTACCTATCTAATTTATCTAAGTCTCTACTGGTCACATCTATTAGTTGGCCAGTTACTTCGCTATCTGTAGGTACTCTAAAAAGTTTAACGCATGGAAACTGTCCGACATCCCACATGCGAGCATCTATAAAATGAGTATCCTTATCTTCTAACTTAAGAGTTCCATAGACAAACAACTTATAGAGTCTTCTCTTCTCCAGTTTCTCCATCTTCTTTTTCCTCTTCTACCTTGATAGTTTCTTTTCTTTCTTTTAGTTTATGCTGTAATGTGGGTGGTGCAGATTTTGGCCTGGCCACTATCTTTGCCCCCAGTACATCTGCTACATGTTGTGGAGAAACTCTTACAGGCTTCTTTACCAACATAGCTTCATACTCGGTTAGTTTACCTAGGTGTATCTTAAGACCATCTCTATTCAACCCAAGCTTCTTCTCGTAAGCCTTGAGTGGTGCGTTAGATTTTACTAGCGCTACAAATTCTTTAATCCATTCTAAATTCATATTCTAATCTCCAAAGATTTTAATTGTAATTCAATCAAGTCGACATTTAATTTATCGAAACTTTTAATTCTAAGAGGTCTACACATAGCATTTACGGCCGACATAATACCTATCGCTGAATTGTCTATAGCAAGACACTCCTTAGAAAAGACGCCTAATTTGTATGAAGCCTGTAGGTATGGTGCAGGGTGTGGCTTCAGTTTTCCATTTGTATCTGCACTAGTTATTACTATATCAAAGAATGGCAAAAGACCAGCGGATGTGAGCATTTCAATTGCGGGGCCCCTAGACGAGTTAGTTGCTACGGCAATCTTGCCACCCGTATATGTGTTCGCAAAATCTACAGCTTCAATGACTCTATCGATTGGTTTACATCTTGACCATATTATTTCTTTAGTATACTTTTGTTTTAGTTTAGCTAACATTCTACGAAGATTTGGTTTACCTGGTGCCCTGCCTACCTTCGATAACTTCTCTATTCTATCTACAGTAGAGAATCCTTTTCTGTATACGTCAGGAGACACTTCGTAACCATAATCACACATTGCTCTCGTAAATGCTTCTTCGTGCCAGCCTTCTCCGTCTACCAGGACGCCATCTAGGTCAAAAATAATTGCTTTAATTCCACTATCCATTCAAAACCTCCTCAATTAGTTTCTCCCAGGAAGCCTTGCAGCTATCCCATGTGAACGGTGTAGTAAGCATGTATTCTCTGGGTGAAAAGGAACTCTCTAACACTTGCCAAATAGCCTTGGAGAAGTTCTCTACAGATAGTTCTCCATCTATTCTAACTCCCGCAGATTCATTAAAGTAATCAGCAAACCAGCCTGTGTTTGTTCCTATAACTGGGACGTCACATAGGGCTGCCTCCACTGTAGCAAGGTGCAGCGTCTCTAGTGAAGAGCACATGATACAAAAGTCAGCTTCATTATATAATCTAAGCATTCCTTGTTCATTGACTCCGCCTGGATAATTTCTGACGTTGGGTAGGTTTATTTGGTTGCGAGCCTTGGATACATAAATGAAATCTAAATTACTATTCTCTTTTGCTACTTGCTCGAATAGTCTGGTGTTCTTTGTCTGGTTATAGTCTCCTACAAAGATGCCTGTTCTCTTGAATCTCTGGAATATATCATTGGCTGGCCTGAAGTTTGCCATTGGCTTGAATAAGTTCTCGTTTACTCCAATGGGAATAACCCTTGACTTGTTAGACACAACCTCTAGCATGGACATTTCTGTATTTTTTAGGAATTCACTTCTGGTATATTCACTATTAAACACAACAAAATCTGAAGACATTACTGTGTTGTATTGCTTCTCATCGTAACCATACAGGTCCTGCACAAGAACTATCTGTTTGCAGTCTCTTTCAATAGGTCTGAAGAATGTTCCATTCCTTATTATTAAATCACATTCTCCTGGGTCATTCTCTATTGTTTCGGCTAGCTTATTAAATGGTGTGCCAGTCTTATCGACTGTGTCATCTATCTCAAGCAGTGAATGCCAAAATGTTTTAGTCCCTGGTATACAGGTGAGGTAATCGTTAACTATCCAGGTGTTCATTATTAATCCAAACTGAATCATATTGAGTTCCGTGCTGTATTCTAGCTCCCGCTAATTTTAGCATCGTAAACCCTCGGGTATTTAAGAAATTACAAACTCCATCGTGCAACATTTTCTGGCCAGAAAAGTATGGAACAGTCTCGGTCTCAATGTGCATTATCTTAACTGTATCTAGTAGGTCTCCCATACCTTCAAAGACATCATAAGTCGCCCCTTCTACATCTATCTTCATCATATCAATTGATTCATCTATTATATGCAGGAACTCAGAGTCTAATCTATAACAGGGAACAGTTCTTTGTTCTGTGCCATAGATAGAACCTCTATCATAGATACTGTGAATGCCATTAGTTATCTTGACGTGGAAGGTTGTTTCTCCAGTGTAGGATGAGATAACTTTATTAAGCCACGCAATACCACTAGGTGTATGTGCCTCCCAATTTTCCTTTAGCCCCTCATAGGCTACTACAAAAGCATCAGGAAAACATTGTTTGAAGTAAACAGAATCAGCGCCATCAAGCGCACCAACTTCTACTATAACTTTAATCTCATGCTCTTGAAAATTATCTTTCACAAGCTGAACAAACTCTGGCATAATTATACTAGCCATTAGAAACTTTCTCCAAAATGATGGCCGCCGAGAATTTGTATCTTGGGTTTATATATAATTGTCTGAAGAGTAGAAGTGTATACATCCCAATTCATATGTAGGGTTTCATCTTCTGACCACGGGTATTTGAGAAGACTTAACTTAAAGAACTTCTTATCTAATTCTAGGTCGAACCATGCCTGGGTAATGCCATGCTCAATTTCTCTCCCGTGTGAATCTTCAACGCATTTATCTATGCACATCTTAAGTAGGTCTGTTCTCATGAAGGTAGCTGGAAAATCTATGAAGAAATTATTTCTATATTGCTCGTGCCTTTTCATAGCGCACCATTCATTGGATAGCATTGTGTATTGGGTTCTGTCGTTAAATACCTTATCTATTTCTAGTAGGTGCTGGGGGCTATAGCCGCCGACATTTAACCCTAATATTCCACAAGTTCTATCTCCAAAATCAACAGCTAATGCTTTTGTAAAATCTTCCATTGTAGGTAGCCATCTGAGAGTTAGGTCGTCTTCACAATATAGGACCCATTCAGAGCTGACCTTATCTAGTGCCTGACGCAGAGACACTACCATTCCTCTGCGCTTCTCGACAAAGTAATCGAACTTGTATTTCTTGAATGCCTCCTTGTCCTGTTCCGTTACTCCCTCTCCAAAGTCATCTATGGAAATCAACCTATGTGACAGTAGGTTAGTGGGTGCTTTATTATCAATGCTTTCCAAGGCTTCCAATAGGTTTCTCTTCCTACTTACAATGGTCGTCCCTACTACTATGCAGTCAATCATTAGTTTTCTCTTTGGTAATAGCTAGGACATTCCAAGTTATATGTTCTCCGCGATGCTCGAACTGACTATCTCCGACAACAAATCCTCCGAAGCTTTCAATCCAATCTATCACTACACTTTTGTCTCTCATTATTAAATAGCCGCTATCCTCATAGCTCTTGCCTGAGCCCCTTAGTCCTGTAGAGTTTGCTGTTTGGAGAGAGAACTTACCTCCAGGCTTTAGAACTCTGACGCCCTGCTCTACCAATAGCTTTGCCTCTTCATCATTACAATGCTGCAAGACTAGGTTACATATAACTAAATCCATTATGTCAGATGGCACGTTGCTAAAGTCTTTTGTTAGATATGTTTTCGAGAAATCTTTAACCTTCTCTAGGGCTTCTGCGACAATGTCTACTGTGTATAGCTCCTTGCAGGAGTCTGATATTTGTTTGGTTGCTGTGCCTGTCCCGATGCCAATCTCTAAGACAACAGAGTCCGAGTTTAATTCAGCCATAGAACTATGGTATAGCCTATAGTGATTAATATCGTAGCCACTTAACCAGCCTAGATGATTTGTCCTGTGGTTATCTTCCCAAAATTTATTAAGGCGCATTATAGGTCTCCTGCTTCTGCACTTTCTCCCCTTTGGAAGTGATAAGCAATACTGTCGCCCACCATTAGATGCTGCATACCAAACTTTTTTGCAAGAATAGCATACGTTATTTTATCTCCGGGCCAATTACCTTTATTTTTTTGCCAACCGCCAGCATCCCTAAGTCTTTGAGTGTTAAATAAGCTGGGCATATATGCGCCCTTGTTTCCCCAGGCATGGGGTGTAATCTGTACTCTAGCAAACTCCTCAAATTCTTTTTTCTTAAACGTAACTAGTGTCTGTCCAAAGTCTTTAGAAATCAGACCGGGTAGACTTGGCATTCTTCCACTCTCTACTAATCTACTAGTTGGAATGTATGTTAGAAGGTCATATTTCGCTAGTGCATCAAGCCATCCATCGGTAAACGCCATATCACTATTGACAAAACAAATTGCTTCTGTCTCACACTCTAGAAGACATCTGTTCCAGGCATTATATACATTTTGAATCCACCAGTCATCTGGGTTTGCGTTTTTATGAACAACTATTTTTATCTTAGGGTCATAGTTGTGAGATAGATAAGATGACCATCTGCTAGCTGCAATAAGAACTTCTTTAGTTGCATCATTACATACTATTAAATATTGAACATCATGATTTTCGGAATGGTGTTCAAGGAGAGATTCCATTACAAAATCTAGATAGGCAGGGCTTTTATATATGAGTGTGGCTACTGTGATTTTCATTGAAAAGTGTTCCAATTACTAGCTATAAAAGAATCTGTTGTAGGATGTGGTCTGTAGAAGTTATGTTTTAATCTTTGAGCAAGGTCTGTTACAATAATTTCTGCAGCATTGCCGTCACCTAGCCAGAAGGTTGGATTCTTTTTGCTATGTGTGACCTTGTATGCGGCTGCCCCAATTTTATTAATTGACATCTCTGTGATACCGCTATTAAATGTTTCTGGTCTTTCTGTGCTTCTTCTAGTAACAACACACGGAGTACCTAGAATAGCACTTGTTTCTTGATTGGTGCCGGAATCTGTGAACTCAATCATTGCATTCTTCTCAAGAGCAATGAAGTCAAAAAATCCAATAGGCTTAATGAATAGGAAATTCCTTAACAGCTCTTTACTAAGAAGATTAATTTCTCCATCTTTAGCTTTTTTTTCTCCTTCAGCATCAAATACTTTCTGTAGTCTAGGCATTACTGGAAGTATTACTGGAACATGGTTCTCTTGTGCCCATCTTTGAACCTGTCTAAGTATCGAAGCACACACCATTGGATTGTCAACATGCTCAGACCTATGCAAGGTCATTACTGCATATTTCTGAGGTGAAACACTAAAGGAATCTAAGACTTCCCTTTCTCTACTTTTAATCTCTTCCATATGCTCATTGAGAACATCAACAATAGTATTTCCAGTTACTACAATCTTAGTAGGACAGATTCCTTCCTGAACAAGCTTACATTTGTAATCATGCTGATAGGTATATAGGACGTCACTTACTCTATCTATAATAACCCTGTTGCGCTCCTCTGGCATTCTCCAGTCATGACTGCGCATCCCCGCCTCAATATGAACAATAGGAATCCCCATCTTAAGAGGAGTTATGCAGCCAATAACTGCATTAGCATCTCCCAAGAACATAACTACATCTGGCTTTGCTATCTGTATAACTGATTCTAGTTGACTAATTAACTTGGCATGTTGTTGTGGATGTGAACCCGCTTTTGTATCCAGATTAAATTGTGGCTCTGGAATACCAAGCTCTTTAAAAAAGACCCCCTTTAAATTCTCATCATAATGCTGACCTGTATAAACAAATTGCAGCTTAATTTCTGGATGAGCTTCTAGTTTTTTAAGTATAAGGCTAGACCTAATAAAGTCTGGTCTAATACCAAACACTGTCATCACATTATACATTTGCATCTACCATAAATGAACTAAGGTCTTGTATCATATCAACCATATTATTTGGTTCTAGAAGACTATTTAGTTGATAGATTGTTCTTAGCGTTCTATTACAAAAGCTCTTTGCTTCTGCCTCATTGACTTTAATACCTAGCTCCCATGTTTTATTCATAAGATTAATAAGCTCATACTTATTAACATCATGTGAATAGAGATGTTTAGTTCCTTTAGACCACAAGTCTCTATGAATAATATCTCCTATCATGCGTGCTAGTTCAAGTGTTGTAACCCCATTCCACATATGATTACTGAAGCCATTAACTTCTTTGCCCTTCTGAGACAAGAGCCATTCTACTAATGACCTTTTATTTCCATTCCATTCTGGTCCAATTATACTCGTGCGTAGAACCATTACATCTTCTGGTTCGCCCAAACTCTTGCTCTTACCGTATTCATCTAGTGGATTATGTGGACTACTTTCTGTATAGCCACCTAGGTATCCATTGAATACGCAGTCTGTTGTAATGTGAATTATTCTAGCACCAACTTCGAACCTATGATTCCACTCTTCTAATTCGTGTGGAAAGATTGCATTGGTATAGATTCCCTCTTGTAATCTAGTTTTATCATTAAATACAGGCTTGATTGCACCTATACAATTAATTATATAGTCTGGACTGTTTAGTGCTGGAATCTTATTCAAGAGAGATACCATATTATATGACGGATGTATAGCTAATCCATCTCTTCTTGAGATACCTATTACATGTAGGTCTTCCTGTGTCTCTAGGTATTTGACTACCATTCCACCAAGCATACCAGTATCACCTAGAACAACAACTCTCATCGGTTTTTTACCTCCCATATATCACCCCTCACATTATATGATTCCCTATAATTATCATTCTTAACTTCATCAAATGTCAGCGTAGAGTATACCATAATCTTTGTATTATCTGTAAGGCTGATGGCTCCATTATAAAACCCTGGTGGAACATAAAATATCTGTGGCTTTTCTCCAGTAAGAACGGCGCTTTCTAAGTCTTCGTCATTTGCCATATTCAATGCAGCTATCTTAACAGCTCCACTTACTACGTGCATATAGGTATGTGCTTCTTTATGTCCGTGCCAAGCTCTAATCATTCCTTTTGAGAAATTTGTTACAGTATATGTTCTCTTGATGCCTTTAGTATGCATCCAGTCCATGACACAAAATACAGAACCTCGGTCATCTATATGTGTTGGTAGATGCGTTACTCCTGGCCTCATGCTGGCTCCTTAATTACCTGTGAAGTTTCCAATTTGTTTCTCGCCAGCACTCCTGGCATCGCTAAACTTCTTGTAGCCACCTACATTGCTACAGGTCGTAGTTCCTGCATAATCTCTTGAAGAAAATGTATTAGTATTTCCATACTTAACACCAAGAGCCTTAGCAACTTTGAATACATCATCTCCACAACCCATGAATACAAATGTCCAGTTACCCTGTGCTTCTAATGTTTTAATCATTACAGAAATATCTCTCATGCTATGTAGTTTAGAAGAATTCTCCCTGCCATCTGTAACAATATTAACCAAATAAGCTACGTCCTCACCTTCATTTGTTTTAATTTCTTGAAGAGATTTAATAGTGGCTGCTGTTGCATCTGCTAAGGATGTCCAACCAACACATTTATATTCATCTTCAGTTACTCGTTCGCCAACATCTAGTCTACGTGGCTCATCTACCTTAGTAGAAAATGTAGTTAGCGTGACTGTGGTCTTCTGCTCTGCCTCTGTTGCGTTTTTCTCTAGGACACTAAGCTCTTCATTAAGTCCACTAAGTGCTTCTTCTCTAACCTTACCCATAGACCCACTTCGGTCTAATACGATTCCTACGTGATTAACTTTCTTCATGCTAACTCCTTAATAAATTTTGCATTGTGATATTGTTTCGCCCACGGATTTTTAATCCTACCGCTCAAAATAAATGAGGCAAACTCTTTGATTCCGAAATCAAAATCTATTTTTGGTTTGAACCCCAGTCTATAAGATTTTACAGCTTCTACGACATAGTTTCTAGAGTCTTCAAATGACATCTCTGTTACGTTAACATTGCTAGATTCACCAGTCATATCCAAAATTAATGCAGATATTTTTTTAGCCATATCTATAATCTTATAATTTCTGTCTGATAAAATATAAGTTCCAAAATCTTCTGCTTTATATTTTTTAATAGAGGCCTCTGCAAATATTCTAGCAGCATCCCTTACATGCAGTATGGGTCTGTATTGTTCTCCTCCAAATACATCTAATGGCTCACACTCTACTGATTTGATAGTCATAATATTAGATACTAAATCGCACCTAATTCTAGCAAAGGCTGTAGATAATCCATATAATGTACCTAGTCTAAAAATAAAACTATTACTATTGTTCTTGATGAAATCTTCTGCAATTAATTTGGTTGACGCGTATAGACTTAATGGCCCAGTTGGACTATTTTCTGTAAGTACTTCCTCTGAAGCCCCAAATACAGAACATGTGGAAGCAAATATTAATCTTATTCCATTAGACCTACAGTAATCTGCCAAGAATTTAGTTGAATCAATATTTATAAGCTTTGTCATTTCTGGATTAACTGCACATGCCCCATCTCCAACTATAGCTGCCAGGTGAATTATTGAATCTGGTTTTATCTCATTAAGAACTGATAGAATATTTTGTTCATCATTTACATCCATGTTGTAAAAATCAAAAAGCTCATGTTCTCTTAGATAATGATTGGAATATGTAAGATTATCTACTCCATAAACATAGTGTCCCATTTCCAAAAGGGTTTGTACAACAGCATCTCCTAAATACCCACACACACCTGTTATAAAAATTTTCCTACAAGACTTGCCATATGTAGGAGTTTGCTTGTGACATTCTATACATAATGTTCTACCATTACTTATATCGAATCGCAAATCTACAAATTTTGCAAACGGCCTAACGTGGTCAACATTTAGATTTTTGCCACTGCCACAAAAAATACATTTGTGCCTATCTCTATCAAGAACAGCAGTTCTCCACTGTTTATATTTACTACTTTGTCTTATCTTTTTGTGCTCATGAGGTTGAGGCTCAGGGTTTTTATTATGAGGAGTCATTCCTTTTTTAAACCATCCCTTATTGGGTTTTGTGATATTATATTTGCCACCAGATTTTGGCTTTCTATAAATATATGTACATTCTTTTGAACAGTATTTGCCGCCGCCCTGCTTAATCTTATATGGCCATGTCTGAAATGCTTTACCACACTTGCATACCACTTCAATCATTTACCTCTACTCCTCAACCATGCTCTACTACTATAAGAGTTTACTTTTGCTTGCTGGTCACTTTTAGCTTGAACAATTTTAACAGGACCACCACAATAGCAGACCTTTTCATAGAGTGGCATCATCTCTTTGCATATCCCGCACTTTTTCGCATAAAACTGGGCAGCCAAAATAAACTCCTAGAAAACAATTAAGTAAAATAAGGGAGCACAAAATAAAACTCTGTAATTTATATGCTCGTGTATCCTCTATCGAATCAATCAGATATTCTTTTTCATCAAACCACAAATATAATCTAATATTAGTTGCGGACATATAGCCTGCCCAAATTGCTGGATTATACTTAACCTCTGAATCTTTAACTATAGAAGCAACGCCTAGTAATTCGTGGTTATCTTTTGTAAAAATTCCACCACCACTATTACCAAACCATATTCTCATAGCTATTCTATCATATAGATAGTCTTTCTCAATCGTTGTACTTTGATTTCCAAATGTAATGTGTGGATTATTTCCTTCCATTCTTCCTATTGTATATATCTGTCTTCCAGCACCAACATCTAAATGCTCATCAACATTTACTAATCTAATATTTGAATTAATTTTGATGTCCGGCCTAATAATCATGAAGTCAAAACTTTTAGCAACCCTTAGCTTCTCTGGGGGTGCATAAATAACAAAGCCTTTGCATTCAATTTCTTCCGGATAATAATACTTTATCAAAACAGTTCTTTCTTCCCAATCGATTATCCCATTGCTATTTTTATCTGCTACATGTTTAGCACTAAGAATATTTCCATTTCTAAGAGCAACACCTGTACCTCCAGCAGTAAATTTTTCGTCCTCGGCTATAGCAATACCGCATGTGGCCGCAAATGAATCTTCATATCCGTCATCTACCATGAACGTGGGAAAATCTGGCTTCGTAAGAACACCATAGATAAATAATCCACCTATTAAAAAGCTTATACAAAACATTAATATCTCATAGAATCTATTCATTTCATACTCGTGGCTACTGGAGCCTTAAAGACTTCATTAAACTCCGTTTCTTCAGGTTGTGTCCTGAACCATTCTGGTTTTGATTTAGCTACGCGAAGGCCGCGCTCGTCTATTAGTCTGTGAAGCTCCCAGCCACTTTGCCCATGAGACCTATAGGTTACATACTTATCTATAATTCTAGAATCACTAGAAAATCCATAATGTATAACCTTAATGTCTGCCGTAACTATCTTACCTATTCCGTTGGGGTATTGGCGCTGGTGGAGACCAGGTCTATCGTCGTAGTATAGCTCACCTGTATTTCTCCATAACCTGCAGAATTCTCCGTCATTGTAAGCGTTGTCTAATCTATAGAAGCATGGATTCCTCCAGAGATTTACCTCTTTAAATCCATATGCATCGTCTGTGGCTGTCTCACATATGTTTCTGATGCCGCCATTTTCCCCCGCCGCTTCTATTGTTTCATCTGCATCAAGCCAGAAAATCCAATCAGATTCAATCTCTATCGCTTTATCTATTAGTTTTTGTTTGTGTTGTATCTCATTCTTGAAATCATTACGCTCACCATTAATAAAAAGTATTTCCTTAAGCTGGTCACCTAGAAAATCTCCCCTAGCCAGATATTCCATGCTGCCATCTGTACAGCCATCGTTATATATTATTAAAGCATCGCAATAACGCTTAACAGAATCTATGAATCTAGGAAGATTGTCTTTCTCTAGTTCATTATAAATTTGTGCTATACAGGTAAGCTTCATATTAATAGCTCTCTTACCGTTGGTGCCAAGTTATGGACTACCTCTGGGTGCTTTGTAAATGGAAATAAGATTTGCTTAGGCCACCAATTAATTCCATAGGTAATCCTATCTAGATTAGGTTTATCAATAACTTCCCATCTAGTTTCTAATCCTGTGACTCTAAGGTCTACATCTTTTCCCTGTGTCCATATATTATTCTTGCGCATCTTTTTATCCATAGGCCTGGCCCAACCGTAGTGAACTATGTCTTCGCTAGGGTCGCCTATGCATCTTCTGCGGTGCTTTGGGTGACCGATATCTTCTCCGGGACCTGTGCCCCAGGCTTCGTCCGTCCACTTACCAAGAGATATGGCGCCCTCTGTTCTATAAATTCTAGCATGGCCATATGAGCCAGTAAATCTACCATCAAAGGACGGAGGTATCCTCATACAAAGAAACTCTGGCTTTTTATGACCAGCCGCTTCTTCTATTAAACCATCTGTCCAATCAATACTATTCTCGTATTTGTTTTGGTATAATTCCCAGTGGTTAATTGTGAACATGGTGACGTTATAGGGAAGGTCTCTAGCTTTTTTTACAGCCTTCTCAGCGCCCTCAAAGTAGAACACGTCGTCAGCGTCCAGTCTAATAAAGCGCTCGCACCCTTCGGCTCTCAGGGCTTCTATGGCTTTATTCTTAGGCTTACTAATATCGTAGTCTTCTAGAAAACCATACTCGATTAAAATTAATTTGCCAGAACTCAATTCATTCTCAAACAAGGTCTTTATTATTTTTAATGTGTGGTCATCTGAACCAGTATCAACTACTACATAGGTATCGACAAAAGGAAGCAGACTGCTTATTGTGTAGGCTATAGTTGTCTGTTCATTCCAACAACAAGTCATTGCTCCAATTTTCATTAGTGATATATCTCTTTATTAGAATCAATCATATCTTTATTAATGATTTCTATCTGACTTTTAATCCCATACTTCTCTTCATACTTCTTGGTATATGCTGGATGCCAATCTACTTCACCCTGCCTTCTGAAAGATGGTATCCTAAAGTTCGTGTAAGACCTTCTGCCCCACTTCTGACATAGCCACGGTGCGTTATTCTCGCCTCTCCAAGAGCCATTCTTAGAAACATCCTTATGGTGGTCCATGAACTTATAGTCTTGGGTCCTATTTATTCTGTCTTTAATTCCTGACTCGAAAATTCTTAGCTGGTGGTCATTATCTTCAAAGCCACCACCCCTAAAATTCTCATCAAACCAGCCCATCTTAAGTATGAGCCTCTTGTGTAGGCACATACCTCCGTAGTGTAGTAGATGAATCATATCAAACTTATCTGTGGCGATTTGTTCTTCTAAATATTCTAACCACCCGGGTTTAAACGTAGCATCATCATTACATATAAGGACCCAATCTGTTGGAGCTAACATTACACACCAGTTCCATAGTTCTGCTAGTCCACTTTTTTCTGGAATTAAAACAGACCTGATATAGTCTTCTGAAAAAGTCGATGTCAAAAAATCATTCTCAGAGAGTGTATAGTCTGTATGTAGTTTATCAGGACTATCAAGTAACATTGTAAGCGCTGGTCTACCACTAAAATTGTAATCCGTAGTATTCATAAACGAATCAACAAACTCTTTCATAGGTTGCCACCTATGCCTGGTTGCTACTGCTACACTAATATTCTTATGCATCTGGAGCCTCCACTAATTGAGGTTTAAAGGTACCCTGCATTGTCTGCTGGATTATTGCATCGTATCTACCTGTCTTCATGTATTCAAGAGCCAGTTGTTTGCACTTAAAAGATTGAGCAGCCTCTTCTTCTTTTCTGCTGCCTGTAATCTGCTGGGAGTGAACTCTGAAGCCAGCCAAGGGGACCTTGATTAATGCGAACCTTGTGTGCTCTGCTGCTCTTACTACGAAATTAAAGTCTTCACAAATCTCATGGCAGTAGTCTCCCACCTTCTCCCAGAGTTCTTTTGTATACATGAACGACATACCTATATCATAACCGTTTACAAGGTCTTGAGCTGGCTGTGGCCTTGTGTGCTCTACCTTTTGAATTACTTTATCATTCTCATCTACATATACGAAGTCCGAATATATGAAATCAACACCCTCTGCGGATGTTTGCTTCAGGCACTGAGACAGAGCTGCTGTGAAGTTAGCAAAGTAAAGATTGTCTGCACTACACCATGTTAAAAATTTACCCCTAGCTTCGCTGTGGCCAAGATTTAAAGCGCTACCTGTTCCACCATTCTCTTTCTCGAAATATCTAATGCGACGGTCAAAGAAAAATTTCTGAATAATATCCTTGGTCTTATCTGTTGACCCATCATTTACTACAATAATCTCAATATCTTTCATCTCTTGTTTTAACAAGGAGTCAAGCGTCTTAGAGATAAACTTCTCTGCATTGTATGCAGGAACTATAATTGAGACCAATGGGTCTCTCTCTCCTAGTTTAATTTCTATCATCTCCAGTTCCTTATAACATCTCTGTAAACATATTTAAAATATGGAAGCCCGCCGTATCTAATCATGTGCTGTAACACATAGCTTATTCTCTCAGAATCTTCACCTATGCCAAATAAATTAGTGATTGTTCTATCTGCAAAAGTATCTATAAACTCTGCTTGTTTTGGATTTTCTTGTTCTAGTCTATTCCAGGCAAGCTGGAACTCAAATAAACTAATAAGGTCTATATCTCCATCTCTTGTCATGTCATCTATATGATGCATGTACTCATGTAAAATAGCAGAAACTCCGTTGCTCTTTATTCCTTCTAGACTAAGGACAACTCTACGACCTACTCCTAACCGAACAGCAATGCCAAGCATATTGGTCCACACATTAACACCAGTGACGTAGCTACCACCCCACGTAACGGTATCTATACTAGGGATATCCTTGACTGCATTATATGCTTCGTCGGTAAAATAATATTTCAGGACACTATCTATCGTCTCGTGTTGTGGAACACCTACTTGTCTCGCTGGAAGAATATCATCTAGATTTGTTACGTGTGTGGCACATCCTGTAAAAAATAATAGTAGAACTAATAAATATTTCATTTACTTTTCCCTCCAACCAGATAGTATCCACCGCTATACGTGGCACCTAGTTTTTTTAGAAAAGCCTGGCATTCTGAGTCTGGTCTCTTAACAGACAAAGACCATTGTTCGGTGTTCTCTATGCCTATTGTTCTGATGGTAGCCTGCATCAGTCCTCTTGTTAGTCTCATCCTCTGCCCTATTTGAATTGCTTCTATTATAGGAGTGAAGGCGTATGCCTTTGGATTTCTTTCAGCATACTCTGCTGCCTCTGTAAAACCACCATCTGTAATTAGTATTATACTGAGGCTTCTCTTCATCACCCTGTTGTGGTTAAGGTTATTAACTTTTCTAAGCGCGGAGGAGATAGCTATTTTACCCCATGAATATGTCCCAGTATTATTCCTAATCCACTTCTTTGCTTTTGCGAACTCTTGTTCTCCTTGCGGTCCACCCGCATTAGTCCAGTCTCTAAATCTTTCATCTCCTTTATCATGAAAGGTATAGATACAAAAATAGAGTTCGTCTGATGCTATCCTAGATGTTGTTTCTAGCCAGGCCTTCTCGAACCTAGCACTTATATCGTCGCTTAAATTAATTGAGCTAGATGCATCTATTACGAATACAATATTGGGAGACAGACTAAATGGCTTAGGCGCAACTACTTCTGTATAAGGAACTTCACTCTGGGCTAATGTAGTCGTTAGCATGAATAACACTATGACTGCAGCTAATATTTTATTTTTCATTTGCAATCATTTTGCTTTTTAGAATCTGTTCTACAAAAGCCTCGAACGTATATGCAACATCATTCATATACTTCGCCTTGGTCGCCTGGCCGTAGCTTACACCTCGGACTCTAAAATTAATTGAGCTTTTCCCCGTGGGAACTACAAATGCTATGTCTCTTTGATTGAATGCTACTAGAGCAAATCCATCAATATCATCTTTCTCGTACATAGAAGCTTTTGAGCGATTCTTTTTTAAACTAAATTCATATATAAGCTTGCCAGTCTTTGATGCTTTTCGCGGCAGACGGATTGTCTTAACTTGAATCTTGATTAGATTATCATTAACGTCAGCTACCAGGTCGTACTTAACCTTGGGTGGCGTTGTTAGACAAACGTGTCCTAGTGCCGTAATCTCTGCGGCTACTAAGTATTCTCCGGCCTGCCCCATAAAGTGTGCATCGTGTTGCATTAGTTTTCCTCAAATAGATTGACATCAAACAGTATATTAAAATCATCAAGACACTCCCAAGACAATAACATTACTGTACAGCCTCGTTTTCCTTTTACAAAGATAGATGCTCCGTATTCTGGTAAGTATCCAGTTATTGGAAACTCGTCATCTTTTTTGAAAATATCCCAATCTTTTTTTAGTATCGCTATTCCATGCATTATTGTTTCTCAAAAATAAAGACGGCCCTAACCCGATGGTTAGTTGACCTGCTTATTGCTATTTCTCCAACTCTTTTAAATTCTTCTTTACGATACATTGGCAGAACCATATCCATCCAGCACAAGTAGCCCCCCTTACGTAAAACCTTGTAGGCTTCCTTGACTACCTTGTTTCGATTAACCATCGGGTTGCCGTAGCGAAGAGCGTCAGATTCTGTATAAGGAGGGTCTGCTAATATTAGGTCATAGTAATCATTCTTTACGTGGTCGCTAAGTTCTTCTGCATTACAACAGACGTCTGGCTTTAGGTCGGGATTGATATCAATCTTAATACCTCTGTCTAACTTACCTAGGCTTCCACTAAATAAGTTCATGGTTCGGCAGTTTGCTACGTCTGGAAATAGAGAATGAATGCGCTTGAGATAAGAGGGTGGGTAGGCTCCATGATAGCCGCTACCCTTGTAGTTATTTCCTATGTTCCATACGCCTAGAATCCAACCCTTATCTGACCACATGGAGGGATACTTAGGAAAGGTTCCGTTATATAGCTTAACTCTTTCGTCTAGAGAATACTTCATACTTCTACCGTATTGTAGAACGGTTCCATTCTTTTTGTTCCCCAGAAATCTTCCATCCATACTGCTATGTTTGGTAGCCTATCCTTAGAATAAATCTTATCCTCTTTCCAGTTCTTAATCGGTTGGTCATTTTCATTATGACAAAGCTCTGGATAATCTTTCATATCGCAATAGTTATCTGTGCAAAATATCTGAGCATAATATCTACTTCTTATAGTGCACGCCATCTCCTGTCTCTGCGGGTGCTCATCTAATATTTTAGGCTGAGGGCCATTGTAAAATAGAATCTCGTTAAGGTCTTCTTTGAAGTTAACGAACTCATCAAGCTTAATATCGAACTCAGTTGCTGCACTTCCTCCGCGACCTTCATACTTTGCTAGTTCACTACGATAGAACTCTGCCTTCATCTTGTGGAACTCATGCCCTTTAGCATGACCATAGTGGTAGATATAAAGGCCAGGCATTGTATACCTAAGTTGCTGCATCTCTGGAGTAAAGTAGGAGCATTTACCATTGGGTAATGTCGCAACAGGATGAGTGTAGTATCTCATGCCAGGAACATATTTAATAATTCTCTGGTGTTGCGGTTGCCACTCTGGGTGTGGTGCCCTGACGTGAAAGAAATCTCTGTAGAAATGTAGGAACGTCGGTATAATTTCTGACGCTGTGGGATGCATATGTATGGCCTGTCTGACTCTATTTACGTCACCCTCCATATAGAACTCATCTGCGTCTACTATGAACAGCCATTCACCTGGAGACGCTGCATCAATAAAGATTTGCTTCTGTTCTTCCAGCGATTTAAACGACCTGTTAAGCGTATATAGTTGAATCTTATTGTCAGGGTCAGGAAAACTCTTAATAATCTCCAGAGTGCTATCAGTGCTAGAACCATCAGGTGTAGCTCCTGGACGCCCCTCAACAGCACCTTCAACCACCCGAATAATATCGAATTCATCGTAGTTGTTTTTGAGGACGTATTCAATCCAGTCTTCTTCATTATGACATCCAATACATTTAACGAGTTTAATTTTATTAAGGTCGTAGTTGACCTCACTCATAATTTTATCCATCTGTTTCATGCTGGACAAACTTCTTTTTCTACACAGGACATAACACTTTTAATTGTATTATCCCAGGACAATTGCTTCGCTGTTTCCATGCCTGCGACATTTAGTCCTAGTTGTCCTGCTTGTTTTTTATTATGAACAGTCCTCATATGGTCTGCTAATTGCTCTGTGCTAAAGTTTGCCCATTCTCCTTGGCCGTTAAACCACTTGCCATCGTTAGCTGATTCCATTCCTGTAACGTCTAGCTTAAGTGAATTCTCGTTAGTTAAGAATTGGGTATGACCAGAGTAATCTGTAGCAATGATGTGTGCTCCGCACGCCATCAGTTCTGGAATTTCTAGGTTCCAGCCTTCAGCGTGACTTGGAAATACGCCACAGTCTACGTGATTAAAAATCTTTCTAATCTGGTCGTGGGTCTCTAGCCTTGGAAAGAACTTAATATGACCGACCATTGGAGTGCTGGCGTATTTCTTTTTCCACTCAATGTTTTCGTGCCCAATGAATGGGTTGTCATTAATCATCCATAGTTCTACGTTATCACCAGGTTGGAACGCAAGACAGAAGGCTGCGAGTAGTTCCTCGTGGCCCTTTCTTTTTTCCCATTTACCTATGTTGATAAAAATTGTGCTATCTTTCTGCCAGTAGGCCCTGTTGCTTCTTTCGTTTTCATCTACAAAAAACTTGGCCGGGTCTACACCTAGGGGGGCAACGGTTACGGGGACATCTATATTATTTTCTTCAATGACATCCTTGGCCCAGTCAGAACACACAACTAATTGGTCAACATTGCTCAGGCTATGCTTCTCTCTATCATTGAATTTATTTAGTTCAAAGATAGGCCAGCCGATTCTCTGTCCCCTTCCTGGGAACATATCTAGCTGATACTGATGCCATATTCTTAGAGATGGTGCATTGCTATTATACGATTGTGCATTAAGAATGGAACTCTTGATTGCATTTTGTATTCCTGCATCTGGCCATTCTGGATTTCCAATAGGAAAGTAAGATACCTTATGGCCGTTAGCCACTAGAGACTTAAAAACATTACAACCAACTACACCATAACCCAGCGTATTGATTGGCGCTACTAAATTAAAATCCATTTGCCAACTTCCATTTCTTGTAGTAATGAAGTATGGTATCCTTCATGTGCTTTCCTACCTTGCCATATGAAAAGTCATCGACTCTTTCTTTGCAAAGTTTAATTCTATTTTCCCACTTGGAGTTCTTACTATCAAGCTGACAATAATTCCACTCATGGTATGCATCTCTCATCGCGCTTCGTAGGCTAGAGATGTCTGGTTCTGCCCAGTTATCTTCTCCCGTATACATAAAGCTATGTGGGTGTGACATATCGAAGCATGGACTAAGTGTGTAGTCCACTAGCCAACCTGTATCCTTATTGATAAATTCTGTTGGCCCACCCCAGCCTACTGCTATAGGTGGAACCCCGAAGCCCATGGCATCAAAGTGGGGAATTCCCCAGCCCTCGCCTCTACTAGGAAGAACGTAGCAATCAGATGTTGCATATAATCTTTTGATTGCTTCTTCTGAGAGAATCTCATGCACCAAATATACTTGAGGATATGAATTGATTCTCAATAGTTCCTTCATTTTATTAATTTGGTTTATCATTTTCTGCTTATGCTCTTCTGTATCTTGTGAACCAAAATAAACTTTCAGAATAAGCATTACATTATCTGTGCTTCTGAACTCACTGAAGTATGCTTTGAGTAGCGAGTCTAGTCCCTTCTTTTTACTAATTTGACAAATCGAAAGAAACTTAAACTTCCCTGTAGAGTTGGGAATTTGGAATGGTGCCAGGTCTTCATACTTTACTTTATCAAATGTATGAGGAACTTTTACTATAGGTATTGTAACGCCAGCTATTCTAGCTGCTTTTATATTCTCATCACAGGGAACTAGGGCTAGGTCCATGGTATTAATTTGGTTTACCCATTCCTGAGGAACTCTATCGGTCTCCCATGCAAAATAATTTACGTTAAAGACATCTTTTCTTTTAGTAGTTTCATTAGGGGTGGTGTGCTGGATAACTATATCTACATCCTGTAGGCTTCTGTTCTCTAATTCCTTCTCTCTATCTGAAAAGTTATGATTACCTCCATCATAATGGAGTGACCTTGTAACTAAATTACAGTCTGCGCTATCTAATGCTTTGACATAATCCCTAGCTGCTGTAGCATATCCACTAAAGTCCTTGAGTGGCGCGACATATAAAATTTTAGGACTCATACTAAAACTCCTGGTAGCCCTATACTTTCTATGGATAGAGCTTTGTTAGGGTCATAGCCTCTAACCTCAAGGGACTTATTCCATCTAATAGTCTCAAACTTATTATGAGTTTGATTCTCTCCTCTAAAAAATGCCTCAACAGACTCTCTACTATTCCCAGACGCCAAAGAGTTCATCCAATTTGTAAAACCTTGCTTGTCTGGTTCTCTATGTAGTATGTTTCTATAACAGGCTAGCACAAATTGTTCGTTGTTTAATCCAGCGGGGAGCGCTATATTATTTACGATTTTGAATTCTGGACGTCTATTCCACGTTTTACTTCTATCATGCATATCTAATTCATCAAAGATTCTTTCAAATTCATTTGCTGTGGAATCCCAATTATGAAGAGTGAGGGCACACTCTCTAGCGCGCTTCCCCATTTTCTTACGCTTCTTAGAATTAGTTAACAAATCCTTGAAGCCAGCAACCATGCTATCTACATCTGGTAATGAACGCACAGCCATAGTTTCGGCCTCCGTATAGAAGGTTCCGATATCTATTGCTATACCTCCGCCATTTTCCACATGGTCTTCCATGGCAGAATAATTAGAGTAAAGCCCGGGGACTCCACAAGCTTTAGCTTCTACAATAGGTAATGCCCATCCTTCGCAAATAGCTGGTTGGACATAGATATCCATCATATTGAAAATTTCTGATAGTTCTTCTGTTGAAACTCCGCTGTGTGTGTTTGGCATGTGAGCTTTTATTTCTCCACAGAAAACACACTTTCCATTTCCACTCTTCCCCTCACTAGGAATAAACCACGAAAAGAAGTTACGACTACAGGCGTCGCATCTGTACGTAAAAATAACGTGTCTATTAAGACCGTTTCTTTGAATAAGCTCAGGAATATTCCAACCAACATCCGGCCAGCTAGTATGACATAACAAAACAGATTTTTTAATTTCTTTAATATGTCCATAATCCTTGCGGAGTTTTGCATAAGCTTGGAACAACTCTGGGAAACACTTCCTCTTTTGGTTTCTCATCACAGTTCCAATAATTTTAAGCCCCTTCTGAAGACCCCACTCAGACCTTACTTCGAATTTATCTTTTGGACTAAATACATCTAGGTCTACACCTGGGCTAGTGACGCTGGTCACATTTACCCCTTGGCCTTCTAGAATTCTTTTGCCAAACCTGCTATAGGTAGTCACTATATCTGACTTCTTAAAGGTATCTTCTATCCATTCTTTTCTTTGTGGGGCGCTATCTACGGTAGGAGTAATTACTGTTTTAAAGTTTGCTCTGAATTGAGACTTAAGAATATGCTCAACCATCCATGGGTCTCTAGCATCAAATACAATATCTGGCTGGAAGTCTGCAACAACAGCATCAAATTTATATACTCCAAATTGATTTACCGGTTGGCTCTTATAAACCTGAGCCTCCTGTTGGTTCTTGGGTAGATTCCCATAGAACTTCCACGGTAATTTCAAAGCACTCTCATCTGCCGAGTTTCCATAGCTACCGAACTCAGCTATTATATACTTATCCGTATCATAAATTCTTCTTATGATTTCTTTATTATATGTAGCAAATCCGGTAGAGAGCCAACTAGACTCTCCACAAAATAGAATTCTTTTCTTCATTCAACCACCTGGTATGGAACCCTCTGTAGATTGTAGAGCTTATCCAGAGACCTTACCCTACTCTTTGCCAACTTTTTATCTACTGCTGTGTTATTACTCTTCGCTGTTTTATATTTACATAGCATCATAAACGTAACCTTATCTAAGGATATTGGATACTTAAGCTGTGCAACTACCGTAAGTACCTCGTGATACATACAGCTCCAGGCATATGACCTGAAATTTCTAATAGAATCTTTTTTCTGAAATGCTTGAAGCAAACCAACGCAGGCCGCCTGATAACAGTCGTCTCTGAGGTTTGATGGAACATTTTTAAGCACAGACCTAATAAGGCCTTCATATTCTTGTAACACTAGATATACTCCAGGGGGAGAGCAATGAGTTGCTCTCCCCCTTCTATTGTATTTAGAACGGCAGGTCGTCTATTGCTTCAGAGCTGGTAGCCGGAGCAAGCGTGCGCTCATCCACGGGCTTATCTTTACGATTCTTTCCAACCTGAAGTTCTAGGACATAGACTTTAATCTTACTTCGTTTCTCGCCAGTCTCTTTGGCTGTCCACTCATCAGTTTCTAGTCTGCCTCTAATATAGACTTCTGTCCCCTTACCAATACTTCTTTCAATATAATCAGCCTTTTGATTCCAGGCTTCGCAGTCTACAAAAGTCGGCTTATCAATCCACTCATCGCCTTTTTTATACGAACGGTTGACAGCTAATCTAATAGTGGCGACTCTACTGTCTCCGCCAATCTTTTTAATCTCGGGCTCTTTCGTGGTGTGACCAACTAAAATGACTTGATTTACATTCATCGTAACTTCCTTTACAAATTCACTAAGGACAAAAATGGAGACAATACTCCATAAGAAATGGCTTCGCCGATAATCTCTTCATTCAAATTATCGCCTTCAAAAACAAATCTTTCATATAGTTCTTTTATCTTATCTTTCTTAAGAACTGTATCAAAATTTATTATTCCTAGCTCCGGGGGGCTGAAGATAACTCCATCAGTCCTTTCTCCATCGGGGCCAACATATATTATTTCATCTAGGCTTACACCCTCCATTCTAATGAAGGACATAATCTCCTCAATTATGAGCGCTTCCGCTGCTAGCGCATCTATGGGTAGTGGAATGTCACTACCAGGACACACTAATCCATTATCCCATTTCCATAGGAGTTTCGAGCCATGATAAGATACGACAACTCTACTATGAATTATATCTGATACCACCACACATTCAGCTTTTGGTGGGGATGATTTTAGATAATTTACTATTCTATTTCTGCTTGACATATAGGTCTCCTAACATTATTATACGCGGATTGAACATCGTGTCAAATACTTTTTTATAAATGTTCAATCGCATTTACTAATAAGCCGGTCCCTTTACTATTATCACTTTTCCTTCCTTTAATTAATACGGCCTTACCTTCTTTTATTATCCATCCTAACTTATTATATTGACTAGCAAATACAGTAACTCCATCCATCATATATGTATTATCGCTGACTTTCATAAAACACATAAGATTACCGTTCTTATCTTTAATCTCTCTAATGCCCTCTATGATTACTCCTACCTTAACTCTATCTCCATGTCTGAGATTAAGGAAGTCCTTGCAGGTTGTATCCACCTTGTAGTTATTATATAGCTCTACTTCACTACCACTTAAAGGCATTCCTAGGTGAAACTTTTCCCAAGCCAGAGCCATGCGCTTTCTATTTCCACCCAGGTCTCTCTTTATATCATTCCACTTCTCTATAATCCTAGGGCCTCTACTCTTATTAGGAATATTATTATCGAAGAGAGATATTATCATATCATCTACTGAACATGTATCAATAAAATCTTCACTAAAAAGAAAATCTCTTTCTCTATCAGTCAGAGATAATAGGAATTCATAACGAGCTAATAACCTAACACGGTCTATAGGTATTGCCAGAGCATTGCATTTAATTAAAGCTTGAACTACATTCTTCTTTACCTTGCACTTATCTAAAAATAATTTCTTAAATAAACCATAGCTGGTATCAATACCTTTTAGTTGTTTAATATTCTCCAGGGATTTTTTACCTATACCTTTAATATGAGATATACCAAATACTAAATCATCATTATCTGTAAATTCAAACTGACTATTGCCAAACTCTACACTAGGAGGTAACACGTTGATATTAAATAACTTAGCTTCATATACCAACTGTTTAATTTCGTCAAACTCATCTGGGTTACTATCCGAAAACGCCAGTTTGTTCTTGAAGAACTCTATTGGGAAATGAACCTTTGAATAAGCTCCCCAGTATCCCAGGATAGCATAACTGACTGCATGACTCTTATTGAATCCATAGCCTGCAAACTTTTCAATCCAAGAGAATACTATTTCTGCCTTATCTTGTGAGTGATTATTTTCAACTGCACCTTTAATAAACTTATCCTTAATCTTTTCAAATAGGTCAGTATTCTTTTTACCCATAGCTTTTCTGGCCGTATCAGAATCTTGTAACGAGAAGCCCGCGAAGTCGGTGCAGATTCTCATAATCTGCTCCTGGTAAACAGGAACACCCATAGTATCCCTAAAGATAGGTTCTAGGACAGGGTCAATATATTCTGGTCTAAGCTCGCCATTCTTTGTCTTCACGTAGGTATCTGTAATATTTAGCATCTTCCCAGTAGCTGGGTCTTCTCTATACTCTGCTTCTAGGCATCCCGGACGAATTACACTAATGACTGCAGCTAATTCCTCTATGTTTCTAGGCGCAATCATTTTACAAAATCTTCTACCTAGCTGCTTCTCAATTTGAAACAAACCCTTGGTTAAACCATTACTAATTAAATCCCAAGATGCTTGACAATGTAAATCAATATTATCAAAATCTAAAGTTTCAAACTCACAACCACAATCAAACTTCATTCCAACACTCGAAACATCTAGGCTCGAAAGCATCTATTCCTCCTACTACTACTTGACCTTTATCTTTTGTTTTTCTATATGTTCTAGTGGCACTATTAATTTTCTTACACCTAGAGCATACCGCCTTGAGACAAACTATGTTATCTGCCAGCGCTAATAATTCTGGCATTGCACCAAAAGGTTTACCATATGAATCTTGTGATAAACCAGCTACAATAATATGGGACCACTCAGACCATTCGTCTATGCATCTAAGAATTTGTACTTTATTAAAGAACTGTGCTTCATCAATAAGGATTACATTTATATCTCTATCATATTTTTTAAAACATTTGTATGCTTCATTAAAAAAGCTATTTGAATCGACAGCATAGGCTGAAAATTTATCTCCGTAATGAGTAGTAATATCACTCTTGCTATATCTATCATCTATTTTTGGCTTAAATGCAATTACAATATCTCCTGCAACTATATGAGACATAGCTTTACTTATTAGGGCTGAGCTTTTGCCAGAGAACATTGGCCCCGTAATTACTGTTAGCATTATTCTCCTAACAAATCTTTTCCAGTTTCTTTTTTATACCACTTGCCTAAAGTTTCTCTCTCTATATGAATGGCATTACTTCCAATGATTCTTCTTTCCCCTTTACCATCACATCTCATAAAGCTGCAATTGATTTTTTCTTTAGGGTCTGAACTAATAGGTAGGTCAGCATTCCATGTGCCGCCACATAGGTCACAATGATATTTATATCTAGGCATCTATGTGCTCCACTCTGTAAGCTACGTTATCTTCTTCAATCATTTCTCTCTTAACGAGCAGCATAAATGTAGCCCATCTATCTCCGCCCTTAACACTTCTAAATCTTGAAGCGTTTGCTACATTAAATAGATAATTTCTAAGGTCCTCTGTCTTAAACATATATAGAGTGAACCCCTTATCATCTGGCACGACGTAATGAACTTCGTGTGCCTCTGTTGAGGATATACCCGTCAGCTTGCCCTTTTTGTTATGTGTCTCGAAGCATAGGTTGCCCGTCCTCTTCGCCATCATATCATACTTAACTTCTACACTATATGATATACCACAGTCTGATGTAATCTCTACATCTCCTTCTATTTGCCTTGCCTTTTCAAGGTCAGCAATCACAACATTATCTGCTGCTTCATGCAGGCTATCAAGAAAGGTCTTAACTATACTAACCGCCACTTTTGACTCCTCTAAATCTTTTAAGAAATGTCCCATTATGAAACACCCGTACTTCCAAATCCGCCCTCTCCTCTTTCAGAGACTGAGACACTATCGGTCCATGTAAAGTCTCCTTGAGGAGCACGCTTCAAAACAAATTGTGCAACCCTATCCCCTACTCTTACTGCAAAAGGATGCTCAGAATTATTCTGTAGAATCACACCACATTTTCCTCTATATCCAGAATCTATTGTGCCTGGAGAATTCAACACAGTAATACCATCTCTGAGTGCTAGACCAGACCTGGGCCTCACTTGAACTTCCCAACCACTTTGAATTTGTATCTTAAAACCAAGGTCAATAAGTCCACGACAACTTGGCTGAATTACAGTTTCAGTGACGCTGCTAACATCTGCTCCTGCATCACCATCCTTTTTATAACTTGGTAATATAGCTTCATCGTGTGTTCTTTCTAATTTAACACTAGGCCTACACTGAACAGACCATTCACTATTATTTTTTTTCATCTTTATTATCCTTCTGTTGGCTATGTCTTTTATTCACATCCTGTTGAATGTTATAGAGGACATCCATTGTATTAAGTCCTAGGATATCTACCTTTAAAAACCCCATAGAATCTAGTGTAACTCCGTCCCACTCTGTAATTTTTTTCTTTTCTTTTGTATTCCATCTCAAAGGAATAGAACCAGTTTCAAAAGACTCATTACTGATAACAATACCTGCTGGATGTTGTCCTGAACTTTTCGGACAGCCCTCAAGCTTCTCTGCTATTCTAAATAGTCTAGGATTCTTATCTTTGTATTCCTTAAGTTTTTCATTCTTATCTATTGCGTCTGCTAAGTTCTTTACTTTTGCTGGAACGTTACGTGTCATTACATTAGCATCTTGAAAGCTCATGCCCTCTTTGCCAAGAATAGTTGCGGTATCTTTAAGAGCAGCCTTGGTGGCTAGGGTATTAAATGTCACCATCTGTGCAACCCTATCTTTTCCAAACCTCTCCTCTATATACTTAACTACTTCTCCACGCCTACTTCTACTGACGTCAATATCAATATCCGCCATAGAACCTTTTCTACCTATGTTGTAGAATCTCTCCCAGATAAGACCATATTTAATTGGGTCTATACCTGTGATTCTGAGAATATAACTAACAATAGAACCCGCAGCAGAACCACGGCCTGGACCAATAGGTATGTGCTGAGAACGGGTCCAACTAACAATGTCCCAGATAATAAGAAAGTAATCAGCAAGATTAGCATCTTTAATATCTCGAAGCTCTTTTTTAACTCTGGCCTTATGCTCCTGAGAAGCTTCTTCAATCGGACAGCCATACCTTTCTTGATATCCTGACATGACAAGCTCGACCAAATAATTAAATGATGTAAGGTCAACTACCTCTCCTTCGGCATCTTCGTGCCCACAATTCTTCACAGTAGCACAGCCCGCAGATTCAGGAACAAATTCATATTTAGGTAGACGAAGTTTGTGTTCTATATCTATATCTTCAATGCGGTCAGCAATTTGAGAACTCATTTCTAACTCTGCTTGAGTCAGGGTACTCATTCTTCTCTCGCCATCTTCTGTTGTTAGATATTCTTTAAGCATATGGTGTGCATTTTTAAGCCAATACTCTCTAGTAGAATAGTATGGTCTAAACTGTTTACCTTTCCCATATCCTACTGGTTTATCGAAAGTATCTTTTGTTCTAATTGCCCAGATTGCCTCATGCATTTCTACGTCATCGCGGTCAATATAATGCGCATCTTGGCACGCCACAACAGGAATGTCTAGATGGTTTCCCATTTGGCGTAGCATCTTGTTAATTTCTGGCTGACAATTCAATCCGCCGTCTTGTGTTTCAAGGTAGAGCCTATCACCAAAAATATTCTTGAGTCTTGTCGCGTGTTGTGCAGCGACATCAAAATTACCTTCATTGATATTCCATGGTACGATACCCTTGAGACATGCTGTAAGACAAATTAAACCCTCTCCATATTTATCTAAATCGTTGAAGTCAACGCGTGGGCCATAATAAAACTTTTCGCTAGCTCGCGTTGTTAAAATCTTAATATTATCCCAGCCTGTTTTATTCATTGCCAGAAGAATTAAATGATGATTACGAGAAGCTCTTCTCTTATCTTCTTTAGCTTTTATCTTATCTTGTTCATGGTTATCTACCATATAGAATTCACAGGAAAGAATAGGTTTAATCTTACGCTTCCTACATTCCTTGTGAAACTCTGGTACACCCGCGATAGTCCCGTGGTCAGTAAGAGCTAAGGATTTATGACCATACTCATCTGCTCTCTTGACAATATCTGGTACCTTAGATATCGCATCTAATATACTATAATTACTATGTAGGTGTAGGTGTGTCATCTCTGTCATTTTATGCTCCTGCCATCGGCAACTTCTTTTTATGCTCTACCTCTGGTGGCAAAACGAACTGACCATTTTCATCTGTATACTGTTGCTTGATTTTACTACACTCGTCATAACCTATGCACCAATTGCACTTGAATGACTTCTTTCTAATTGGGCTACATGCTGTAGCAATCTTTCCGTAAGAATCTTTAAGAAATGCCCTAGTCTTTTCATCATCCTCTCTGTTAAAGATAATGCTGACTGGTCCCTTTCTTAGATAATCCAAAGTCATAACCACATAGTTATATTGAGGAAATAACTCTTTAGCTACCATGCTATAGATTCGCATTTGTAAATCCTTAAATGCGGCATCTGTATTCTTTGTGTAGTTTCCAGTCTTATAGTCTCTGACTTCTAGGGTTTCTTCATCTATCTCTGTTACCAAATCCATAAAGCCACGGACCTTAAAACCCTCATACTCTTTTTCAAAAGCAACCTCGGCTCCAATTATCTTGCGATTAAGAACTGAGTCTGGCCTTATGATAGTATGCTCAAGAATCCTGAGGTCGTCCTCAAAGTTTGGCTTAGGGCAGCCCTCGAAATCTTCTACGATTCTGTTCGCTACGGAGCAGATACCTCCACTAGAAAGCCACTTGCATTCAGTGCAGTTCTTTTCTACTGGGTGAGGGAATCCTCTATTGGGTTTTCTATCATCAAATTCCCATACCTTATGCTTTTCATAATAAGCCTTCAGGTGTTTAACATAGTCTTTATCTTCTTTTACATAAAGTTCAAGAGCTTCGTGGACCGCACTCCCTTTGTGGGTGGCTATTGAATCTCCCTTTAACTCTGGTAGAACCAGATGATATTGTAAAAAGTATCTGAACGGACAATCTATATATGTGTTTAATCTGGATGCCGATAAGTATTCAATTTTCATTTTCGAATTTAGCCTTTAGTTTTATATATTCAACGTATTCCTTGGTTCGCTTCTTTTCTTTTCTTTTCTCTGATGCTACTTTTCTTTTCTTAATTTGAGCACATCTATGTTTATACTCATTGTCATCCTCTGGACGAACGCCAATAAGATGAATATCTGTAGAAGAACTTTCTAGAAACAACTCAGTGTATTCTGACTTTTCAAATACCCTCTTTAATTCTTGAAGATATTCTATAGCTGAATCTATATCTGTTGCCAATTCATTAGCAAGATGACACTTTATGTATTCTGTAAACTTCTTTCTTTGGGGCTTGCTGCTCACTGACATTCACCCTTATACATTTTTCTGAATTGTTTCCAGCCTACGAAATTTCCTGACCTATACTCTGGGTTTCTAGATGCTTCAGCTACGTGCTCAAACGGTGACCAGTGCCCATGTCCGCTACCAGTAAGTAGTCTATCAAATAAAACAAGGTCCTGGTCAACATCTCTGTTGCCATCGTGGGTAAGATAGGATACGCGAGCACAGCGTGCGACACTTATCTTTCGTCTTAGGTCTATATCAAAACCTAACTCATCACCTTGAATATAGGGAGTATGCCATAGTCGTCCTACTGGCTCAGATTTTCTTTGAGATTCAAACATTCTGTCAGCTAGATAATGAATCTCCGGTTGAGCATCTTTATGCCTACGTAATCCGTAGAAATTACTATAGTTTGTGGCTGTGCAGATAACAGTTATATTCTTCCATGGCTCCACTACTCTATTTACAATTTGTTTATGCAGACCTATACTGTATAGAGTTCTTGCATAATCTACTGCGGAATCTCTTGCTTTAAGCCATTCCCTTTCTGCTATCTCTTGTTCAAAATCTGATAATTCTTTTCCTGCAGACATTCCTTTTTTATTCTTACCCCAAAATACAGGCATAGCAGGGTCGTCTATGACCATCCTAATCATTTTCTTGGTAGGTATAGCTCTACTGCTTGCAGCATTCCTACTAAACATCCTGTGAGTCATGAACTCTGCATGGATGAAGCGAGGATATGTTAACTCAAAGGTAGTAAGTCGTGCTCCTGCCTGGCTAACTGAATCAAGAATTACTTCTACCTTAAAACTCATCTTTGTCCAACCTTTTCCATCCAGAATGTCTGGAAGCAACAACCATCTTTATCTCGCCACATACGGTACCCTGCTTCTTCTGTGAAACCAGAGAGTGGGCCGCCAGAACTAGGTGGTCCACCATGAAATTCAAATATAGAATCGCATTGTGGACATTTCCAACTATTAAAATCCACTCTTATCTTCTTTCTTTTTTAAATCTAAGTGTGTAAATGAATCCTTGGCATCTGGATACTTCTCTATAATCTCAAGGGCAAGCTTGTCCATATCTGCAAAGAATCCCTTGGGGGCAGGTGGCGGTCTATCATCAATAAACTTGTCGCAAATCATTCCATCTCTCATCACAACTAGAGAAGCAATAGCTTTTGTAATATGATTAAGTCCACTGTCAGAATCAATATCTTCACCCTCCCACCATTTATTTAAGTGTCTCCAAGTTGCATCGCGATAGACGCTAGCACGCACACCATCAATACGATAATTATGCCTACCATATTTCCTTGCTCCTTCAAGCATTGCACAACCAATTTCTGCAACCACCGTTCCTGGCACTGTAGATATTGGTGCCTTCTTAACGCCTACGGAATCTTTAGGGTTTGTCTTCTTGCCTTCTGATGTTTGCATTTTTTTAATTACCTTGTCGAGTGCATCTAAATCAAGCTCAGGAATATTGCCTGGTCCTGGTCCATATACTGTTTCTCGTTTATACCCTGACACTAAATAGCTTCTGCTAATAGGAAGTCATCCCAGTCGTTAATTCTCTCAACCTTAACATGCTCAATCTTCCTATTATGGGGATAGTCTACGCAATAAACATATGCTTCTGTATGGTCAGCAATATCTATAATGGTAGACCCCGAGTCTTCAATGAACACACCGATATTAAGCTTATTAACTAATGAAGATTTATCTTCTTTAACAAAGAATAGATTTTTACTAAATGGAAAACCATGCTCTGCTAGTGCATCTATAGTATCCTGTCTGGCATATCCTGGCCTCTTAGTAATATAGAAAATCTTATGTCCACCATTCTCTATTCTCTCTAACGCGTCTAGAGTGCCTTCGAGAAGCGGCAGATTTCTATACCCACCATTTTTTCCAAACTTATGAAACTCCTCCCAGAATCCATCTTCAGTAAGACCTTCTGTATCTTTGTGCCAAAAATAGTTTGTAATTTCGTGCTCTTGTAAATTTAAATCGAATGCACCATTAAGGCGCTCCCTAAATACATTAAGAAAATCGAAACAAACACCATCTAAATCAACTCCATATCTCATGCGAAAATTTCCCTTGCTTTCTCAACTGTTAAATCTCCTACGTCTCCGTCTTGTAATTCTACAATAGACACATTAAAAAAAGCTTTTGCTGTATTGAATGCGGCGCTCGCGCCCGTCTTCCCCGCCGTGTCAGCATCTAGGGCTACTATTAGCTCCTGTGCTCCACACTTTGCTAGCAAAGCTATCTGTCCATTGTGTAGCTTTCTTCCAAAGATAGCCACTCCATTATGTATTCCTGCATGTTCTAATCTAAGAACATCTAGCGGTCCCTCTACTATAATTACCTTACCAGTTTGTTTTATATGAGTTACAGCTCTATCTATATTAAATAGATTCTCTGCCCCTATGAATCCCTTACTATGAAACCACTTGGGTATTTTCTTTTCTTTCCAATTAGGGAATAAGGTCCTGCCTGTGAATCCGACTATCTGACTATAGATATTTCTGATAGGTATAATAAGTCTGTTAGACATTTGCTTGTAGCCCTCGGCAGTTACTCCTATCTGATAGTTTTCTATAAGTCCTTTAGGATAACCTCGGCCTTCTAGATATGAATGGTAGAGTAACTTTTCTAAAATCTCCTCTCCATAAATCTTTGTTTCCTTCTTGGCCTTTTTAATAAAAGCTTTATTGGCATGGAGGTGGGTTGCCTCATCTATATTAATGCCATCGCCTTCTACTATCTTTTCTATGAACTTGCACGCATCTGGAAATCCACAATCTAATACGCCCATTACTAGACCAAATACATCCTTGCTAAAATTGTCATGGCAGCCACGAGAAAAGCATTGCCAAATCTCTTTGTCTAGGTGCCACGACCATGCGTCATCTCTATCTCCGTTATGAACCGGACATGCAGCAGTCACGTATTGATAGCGTTCTCTATAATCAATCCTTAGTGCGTCAAGAACCTTTAATATTTTTTCAGAAGCTATTAGCCTCAGTGTTTCAATTTTCTTTCTATTCATTACCATTCACTTACATTTCCAATATTATTTGTTTCTTCTTTTCCAATCTTTGCTTTTAGTTTTTTAACTGCCGTAAAGACTTCTGAGTTTCTCTTGTCTTCCTTAAACTGTCCACATGATTTATCAAAGTGAACATTCACCCATTCGTTGAATGCATGACCACAACCATTACGAGAGAACCTAGCCTCTAATACATGAGTCCCACGAGTCGGACCATCTTCTTGTATCTCCTCTAGTTTCTTTGGCCTGAGGATTGTAGCAGAGTCTACGTTCTCTACGATTCTTCTAATACCTATATCCTCTTGTTTGTTTAATTGGCCAAGAGCCATAATGGGAATGTTCAGGTGCGCCGAACAATCATGAAGGCTAGACATTAGAAGACCTATAAGCTGGTATTCTTGAAGCCTATCAACATCTGACGAATCCATTAGCTTAATGTAATCATATATTACTAAGCCCTTACCTTCGTCTCCTATAATGGGGCCGCCCAGATTCTTGTATACGAACTTTCTAATAATAGGTATGACACTATGAACCGAGCGCCCTGCTATATTCTTGTAGAATATTGGCGCGTCCCTAATGAGGGCAACTGCTTGTTTTACTTTTTCTATTTGATGCTTATCGTTCTTCCAAGTGCCTCCCTCAATAATATTGTATGGGATACCTGTCATGATTCCACAAAGCCTCATTTGCTGCTGTCTAAGCTGTAGCTCAGTATCTAAATACAGAACTGGCTTTCTTTGCAGGACTGCGGTTTGAAAAGCTGACCACATAGATAGCTGCGACTTGCCAACCTTTGTGCTAGCAAAGATTCCTGTGATTGCTCCGTTACGAATATAGCCAACATCTTTCTGCCAGCGAGGTAGACCTATATCAATCCCCATATCTCCTTCTAGGTCTGCATAGTTATTGATATTCTCTTCGAAGTCGTCAGCTAGACATTGAACATCTTCTTCTCCGGCATCTAGTGCTCTAATAGAATCAAGAACTCTTGTCTCTACCATGCTTCTCATGTCGGAGGTTCCGCCACTCCAATCCTCAATATCATCCTTGAGGTCTTCGCATGTATTTATTAGGGCTCGTTTAATCGATGCCTGTTTTACTGCGGATATATATCTAACAAAGTTTTTGGGGTTTATATTTTGGTCCACGATGGCATCAATTAGTTCGCCATTTAATGTGTGGTGGTAAAACCCTTCTACATTTTTTTGTTCTGCTGTCGTTATGATAATGTGCTTATCAATTTTGACAGACTCTTCTGATACAATCAGGTCTTTAATAATTTCAAAAATTAGGGCAGCACCAGTATTAACAAAGTCGCCCGGAGTTAATACATCATTAATAGTAAAAAATCTATCTGGTTCTTTGATAAGAATAGATAGGATGGCTCTCTCAGCCGCGTGTGCTTCTATACTCACTTCTTACCCTTCTATCATATATCTTCGACATGACATATATTTTATTTTTAATTGTATCACAAACTGGTCTAAGCATCTCTAATTTAGCCTTTTCGTTATCCATCTGCGCCTTGAACTCTTGAAGAATCTCATGCTTAGATATAGCAATAGCTCGTCGTTCTTTCGCATGAGACGCTCCATACTTAGCCGCCAATGGCGCAACCCTTATATCAAAGGCATCCTCTAAATTCTGAACACGTGCCGAAAGAATACCCAATTCGCTATATAGATAGACATAATAATTGGATAGGACGAGCATCAATTCATCAAACTGTTCCAAGGTGACCGACTTAAGCTCAGGTGCTGAAAATTTAATAGCATCCTTGAGCATATTCTTTTCTTGGTTTTCAATATATACTAGGCCAGCCTGTTGCCGCCAATCGCTTATTGTTTTACTCATATAGAACCTCTACGTTTAGTATACGCGTACTTTATTAGTTGTCAGATAACAGTTTATTTCTAATTTGTTCTTCGCTATCTGCTTCTCTTATGACTACTAGATGTATATTATTAACACTACACCATAGAGATTTTTTTCTATCTCTTGCTTGGGCTAACCTAAAATTCTCCTGTGAGCCGTGAAAGAAATTACTGTATTCATAATGCTGTTTACCCTGTGCTTCAACGGCAATTCTTTTCCTAGGAAGAAGGAAGTCTATGTATAATCTGTCACCTGGAATATAAAATTCTTCGAGTATGACTTCATTGGGGAAGACCTCATCTACTACTTCTCCTACGAAAAACTGAAAGTTACTCTTGCATTTATCAGAAGACCTCCGAGGCCACTTTGATGGTCGGAGGTCTATCTTATATTCGCGCCCCTCAGTTGAGAGGAACTTCACTAGAATACTTCTTCTATCTTATCAGTAATACTTTTCTTAAAGTCAACGTCTGTTCTAAACATCTCAATAACTTTTGCTTGTCTGATTCGCTTGTCTGTTCCATCTGGTTGTGGCACCATATACCAACCATTGCTATAGGGAAGAATTCCTAAGTCTCTAGCAAACTCTAGCATATCTAGTTCTGAGTCAATCCCTTTGCCATAGATAATAGGAAATTCTACCGTAATCTCCGGCCTGTTAACGTTGTTTTTAACCACCTTGGCTCTTACTCTCTGGCCTATTTGGTCACCATTAGCATTTTTAATCCTACCTGCTGCTGGAGCAAAAAGCTCTATGCGTTGCGCTGACCTATTTTTTATTGCCTTGCCCCCATGTGTCGTAGTGGCCTTGCCAAACATCGCCATAGTAGAGGTTAGGTGATTAAGGAATATTGTGACGCACTTATTACGTGCATTTATTCCTGTAAGCTTGCGTATCATCTTATGACACAATCTGGCGACCAGACCCATGCTTTGCTTTTCAAAATTCTCAGCGCCCTCTACTTCGGGCAGGAGGCCTCCCACTGAGTCGAGCACAATAACACAGCCAGGATGAGCTACCATTAAATCATACATCATATTCATAGCTTCTTCGCCAGTATCTGGATATAAAATAGTAAAATTGGTTCTGTCAAATCCATCAATCATATCAAGCTGTGCTTCTCTGAGTTTATATTCTAAGTCTATATAGAATACCAACTTACCCATCTTCATGGCATTAGAAGCAACCTCTAGGGCTAGGGTTGTTTTACCTGTGGCGTTGGGTGCATAAACCTCTACAAATTGTCCTTCTAAGAATGGTCTGCCTAGGGCCCAGTCTAATTTAATTGACCCCGTAGGAATATGTTTAAGGTCATCATCATTGAAGTCCTTACCAATCTTTACCTTGTCTCTCCATTCTTTTTTGAAATCGTTAATATCAAATCCCACGATATCACTTACCTCTTGCTCTGCTTCTGTTGTCATTTAATTGCCTCTGCTAGTTTCTCAGTCCTTGCTTTTGCTTTTTCCCCTGCCGATTCAAAAAGTTCATCGTGGGTAATTCCGCATAGTGTTGCAATATTTAAACACACCACTATGACATCTCCCAGCTCTTCTTTTACAGCTTGCTTAGGTGTTTGTCCTTTCTTTAATAACTTTTTAATCTTACTCTTGCTATGTCCACTAAACGCAACGATAGCTTCTAGGACCTCGCCTGCCTCTTCTCCTAATTTAATAGCAGAGATTAGAATGCCCCTTGGCTTCTTTGCACTGAACCACTTTTCATATTCGCCGTGGAACCTATTAAACGTTTCTTTCAAGTTCATCAAGTTTATCAAACAATCCTTTCTTCTTAATAAAAAAACGAGGCTCTCTAAGGTCTTCAACCTCATATGCCTCGTTCTTAGTTTTAGAAGTATCTTTGGGTGCAGCTAGTCTTTGAATCCTAGCCGCCTCTTTCTGAAGAAAAAATTCTAGTTGTGCGTAATCAGTAAAGCTTGTAATCTTAATATTGTTGACTACCTCAACAACTGCTTGCGGTCCGTATGTCTTTAGAAATTTTGAAACAGCACGGACCTCTCTAGTATAAAGGCCTTTCCAAAATTTGTGTCGCCAAAAGTATGGCCGCAAACTACCGACTCCATATTGTCGTATCAACATAAGTTCTGCTATGTAGGACCTGAGTTGCATTTTATGACCATCTGTTGTTTGACTTAGCACTTTAATTTTCATTGGTTACAATCCTTCCTAATTCTGTACTTTAACTACTGAACCTCTACTAGTATGATACGCGTACTTTATTGTTTGTATGTTATTCTTTTAAGTAAAGCCTCCCACCTAATCCTCCGTGAAGTAAGTCCAACGGAACCAGCCAAGTTACCAGTCTCCCTTGAGACATATCATGTTTTCTAATCGCATTCATTTTTGCTAATGTAATATTTACGTTCTCTTTTGTTTTCTTTGCTTCTTTCCTGGTTCTAACTAAGGTAGCTTTTTTCATTCTTTGTTCTTCACACGTTAGATAATTTTGTGGCTGTCCAACTGACAAACTTTTTTTATCTCGTCATTTTTTTCTTAGTTTATTATTCATTTACTCCTCGTTTGCAGCGCATGGTCCGGTATCTTCATAATCTGGTGTTGGAATTTCTCCTCCACCACAACCAACTCCAATGTTTAGTTCCTTATCTGGGTTGTTAGAACAAGGGGCTTTAATTTTAACAGGGACACATTGGTCACAATCAAATTTAGGTAGAGGAGTTATGGTTAACGTGCCTCCTCCAGGAACGGGGACTCCACCACCAGGAATAGGAGTTCCCTCTCCGGGTCCACCAGAAATATTAATTACATATTCACATTCACATGCTGCAAATCCAGCATTTATATTTTCTGCCAAACTCTGTAGGTCAGCGAAGTGTGTAGCTGATATTGCAGCTAGTGCTGCACCTATGGCAGCAGCCATTCCAGCAAGCGCTGCGTTTACTCCATTTGCGACAGTTGCTATACTTCCTTGAACACCACCGATTGCTCCTACTAGTTCATGATTATTAGCATCTTGTATAGCCTGAAGATTTTCTGAGTATCCATTAACCTCTGTGCATAAGCCATCTAATCTCGTAATAGTATTTATATCGTTGCTAACTAATGTTTCACATAATCCAGCAACTAAAGAACACTCATCTATTGCAACAGCAGGTACCCATTCACATGGCGGAGTCGTGCCAGCCTCTAATGGGTCATCATCACAAGTAGGCAATTCTTCATCCATGAATACCATTTCTCCAATAAATAATTTAGGTTTAGTTTTAAGAGATGATGAATCGCAGCACACCTCATCTCCTAGGTCAGACATGTTTCTTCCAAATTTTATTGGACCATCAATTTCATTTTCTTTCCAAAAATGAACAGTGCTTTTAATATCAATACCAACACCATCTCCTGTAGTCTCGTCTCCTAGAGATTGTTCTTCTCCCTTTTTATGACACGAGTCATCCTCTTCAGATGCATCCTTATGGGGAATAACAAAGACAGTACTTAGTTTAGCAGAACCATTAGTATCTTTGTCAAAGAATTTATGGTTTAGATGTGTCATTATTTCGCCAGTCTGAACACCCTCGGTTTTTCCATCAGTGCTGGCGAAAGCTGTTGATTGCCTAACCCACCATACATCTTCCAGCTTTCCTTTTAGCCACGGGAATCCTTTGCCTGTATCGGGATTCGTACTAAAGACAGTAGTTCCTAGGCCTTTACTCTCTTGGTCAACAATTAAATCATTCCACGCACCCCATACGTTACGTCTTTCATCCCATCTTAAATCAACAGTTCCTACCTTCCATTGTGCTCTATCTAGTTTTGCATCTTCTTCATTCTTTCTAGCGTCCTCACTAGAGGGAAACAGCGGAAGCATCTCCTTTGTTCTACCGTAACCACAGGCCATCATTGGTGTCCTCATACAGAGACCTCTGATGTTAAATAGTTCGCCAAAATTATCTATACGTGTTCGACCCGTCTCTACATCATCTCCACTAACTACATATTGAACTTGTTGTTGTAGCCTTGGCTCAGGGACCAATTCAGGACTAGGTTCTACATGTGCCCATACATTGTCTGTATTTGTATTGGGAAATGCGGAAGCATATATTCCCTGAACCGTTATTGTACTCATGGCATTAACAATCTTAAATCCATCCACTATAGATAGGAATGAATCTAGAGACGAACCATATGTGTTTGACCAATCTGTATCTAAAACTCCTGGAGTATTTAGATTAATCATCATTGGTGCATCTATACCTTTGTCTATAGCCCAATCTGAACCAGATATTGCATAGCCTGCCCTGGGTAAATTAACACCAAGCAAATTATCTATATTTTTTTGTTCTGTCATTATCCGAAATCTAACCCTCCTCCATTTAAACTAGAATCAGAGAACCCAATATGTGAACCAAATCCCTTATCTACATTTACATTGTGTCCACTAATAAAACCAGCTTGTTGTTGTGGTAATACTCTACCACCACCGTTGTTAACCATGTAGGCTATAAGAGCTAGCTCCTCTTTACTTATTTCACCAAACTTTCTAGTATATGTTTGAAGTGAATAGCTAGTCTTTACTCCGCCGTCACCGAAGCTTATACTAATAGAGTTTATATTTGAATTCTTTTCAAGAGAATCTCCAATGCTAAATTGGGGAAATCCTTCTACTTGAATATTGGCAGAGAATGCCTCCTTCTGTAATGATGTAGCATTATCTACTTTTATCTGCATGGATTCTATCATTGCTCCTATACTTCCAAATTCCCATGGAGCAAATCCATCATCTTGTATAATTTGAACTTTGCCTTGAGAATCAGCCCCAAGATTACTTGAAAATACTGGACCATATCTAAGAGTTCTAGAGCGCGTAGGTATAAAAGCAAAGCTTGGTTGATAAGCAAAAGCATGAACACCAAAAAAGCCTGGACCATAGAATCGCGTATATCTCTCCCAAATTTTATTTACAGCCTCTTGATACTGTATTCCTATGCCATCCGCTACTGCTCTGGCATCCGCTATAAGCTTCTGCTTTAGTGGAGTTTTTTCAAAAACACCGCCAGGAATAGTTACTACTCCATCTTTATCTACAGTGCATGATACATATAGAGATGTTTTAACAGTAGCAAATGGACTAACAGCTTCTTTGTAAACATAGCTTGCAGTATCTTTTATTTCCAAAATTACATCGTTTGGGTCATATTCATTATCTAATTTTAATACCAGAATAGCTTGTCCCACTTCTATTCTATTTTCAAATGTATTACCAAATCTAATCCAATCTCTACTGAAGGATTGTTGGTTGCCAAATAGTTGTGTTAAATTTTCTAACCCAAGAGAAAACGCCCCGCCAGCAGCTTCTGAAGAAAATTCAACATAAGCCTTAGTTCTTCCATCGTTCTGCCTAAAGTATTCATTAGGGTCATCGTTCCCCCCTTGTACATCTCTAGTCCATGCAGATTGAATTACCTCATCTAATATTGTATCATGAACAAATCTTTTTCCATATGTAGATTTTGCGTGTGCCTCTAGCTTTTTAAATAGCGCGCCCATCTCAGCAAACTTAGCTAACTTTGCTTTTGTCAACGCCTCCTTCCTTTCTTCCGACATAGGCTGAACTTGTCTGCCCTCTTTTACATCCTGCTCATTTAAAAGTAATGTTACAATGCCGCCCAAATCCTCATTATTAAATCCAGGACCATATCTTGATAATCCAAGAGCCTCTGATATGAACGTCTCCGTTCCTAGCCATATTTCCCATTGATGTCTACCAGCTATTACTGCTATTATCTCATCTTCAGTCATGATATAATTATTGATTCCACCCTCAATGGTTAAATCCAGAGGCTCATTAGCCATACCTAAGATTGCTACCTTGGTTAGATTTTCAAGTGGTGCACCCTGAAGAGCCATACAAGAAACTTCGTTTCTAAGTTCTATTCCAGAGGTTGCAGTTATTACTCTTTCATCATGTTGGTCCAAGAAACTTTGTAGGTCTATATCTATATTGTCAGTAGACCTATCAATTACTCTAACAGTTACTTCTATGATACCGTCTGCTCTCTTTTCTGATTCAACAAACCAATCAAAGGAATGTCTCTGTGACAAATCTTCTATTAAATTAGAAAGAGGAGTTAGGTTTGTATTAATTCTGTGGTTAGGATTTACTATTGCCGCGACCTCAGTTAGGTCAAATACATACTGCTCCCCAAATACATTAACAACTTGTTGAGGAATAGGAATTATAGCAGTTCCAACTAAAACATTATCTCCATTAAGTACGGATACTATGCTACTAAAGGGCATACCAGATTGATTCCAGTTAGATAAATTTACAAGACCTTGGCCATAAGGACCATATACATCGATAACAGAGCAGCCTGTAGTATTTATGGTATCTATTATTGCCTGAGAGCCGGGAGCAAGAATCATAGGAATAGATTTCATTATCTCCCTTGGGTCAGATAGTGAAACTCTAATTGTTCTTCCAGAGATGTTTGCCACATCTATTTCATATCTAGTTATTACACCAGAGAAACTCCAGACAGTTCCTAGAGCTATTGTTTGAAAAGTTCCTACATCTGGAAATTCAAATAATGAATCATCATCTTCTACAAGAGTAAGAGAAGCTGTGCTAGGACTAGTAGAAAGACCTAAGTTATTAGATACGTTTTTTACATATGAACCGAGGAATTTATCTACTCCTCCTCCACCTAAATCAGTTGCCGTCATTAATCACCTATGTATTAGTGTATTGCCAAGTTATACTTCTAGTAAAAACAAGAGTCTGTCTATTGAATGAATACTGGTCTGATGTCTTAAATGTCTTTGTCGCAACAGGTTGCTCTCCTCTAGTATCTGTGAGCGGAGTATTATTAACCAGTATATTTGATTCTGTTAGAGCTTCCATTTCTAGCAGCCCTTGGTTAATAGTATTGACTGTTCCACAATCGGTTCCACTGGGAGTCATTGTATACGTAATCTTTAGGGTCTTCTGTGAGCCCGTCTGAGTTTCCTGGTCCTGAAGGATAGGCCCATCGGGCTTTTTAGGAATAGGAATTATAGCAATGACATCAGATGGCAAGGAATAATTAACATCAATTTTTTCATCACGAATATTAGGGTTGGCTGTAATAAATCTATTATCAAATCGAGATGAGTATGTTAGTGTGCCGTTTAATTTATTGAAACCTAATGTAGTCTGAACAGCAGTAGAACCTAAGCATGTTCCTGCGGGAATAATTTCTAATGCCCTGCTATTTATTAATCCCTGAATTGTAGAAAAAAATGCGCCAGACGCTGCAAGGAATCTTTCAATACTACTTGTACTTAACTCAGTTGCTAGTCCTTGAACAGTTCCATTAACAGAGACAGTAGTTGCTGCGTTCTCAATATTTTGGTCACGAGAAACTTGATACTCTTCTCTATAAAGACCTACTCCTTGCTCTCTATATCCTCTAGTTAAAGAGAATGATTTAGCAATTTCATCTCTTTGATAACTAACTATTTCAATATTACCAGAGAGAGATGCATCAAAGAACGGCTCAACAGTTGAATCAATTGGAAAATTATTAGCAAAGCAATAGTCTATTGCGGTTTGAATACCAGAATCACTAGCCAATCTAATCGAAGCAGAGGTTGTAACAGTTTGCGTAACAGTTCCATCTTCATTTCTTTGTAGTGCGTATGAAATAGCCCTTTCTTCTAGGGGACTATCATCTGTCGCATCGAACGCCATGGAATAACTTACTGTGCCAGCAAATCTATTCTGACTAGTTGACTTAGAAACAACACTTGAATCAGTAAAGAATCCAATTTCTACAGAAACTACACTATTAAAAGCATCTAGTGCGTTATTAAGTTTTTCTGTTGTAGTATCTCCGTAGCCTTGAATGGTGCCGTTGATTGATGTAGTTTCTACTAATATACCAAGTTCATTTAGGTCATAAGTTTTATCAATAGTTCTATCATCTTTATAGTTACCCGAAGCCATAATCCAGGTTTCGCTAATTGCATATGAAGCATTCGTTTCATTAATGCTCTCTGTCCGGATATGATTAAACTCGAATAAATTATCAGCATCCACAATAGCAGGAACAAATGGAGCTGTTAGAAATGCATACTGAGTTCTATCTAGCGTGTTTGCTCGGGCAAGAACGAAAGTTTTTGCATTATCCAATGCCCCAGTTCCATCCTGGTCTGATATACCAACTGCATTTATACTATGGCTTACGGATATTGTGTCATCTTCTTGTGCAGAAAAATCCCAAGATTCATCAAACTCATTAACCTTACAATCAGAATCAAAACCTTCTTCATACTCAAATGAGATAGAATAGTCTCTCTTCTGAACCATTTGGCTTTCTGGAAAATCTATAGATACAACCCTAGGAAATACACTGAGCATGGGATAGCCGCTACCATCTACAATGAGAAGGTTACCTCTATCTTCATCTAGTGCTTTGCATAGTTGGTCGGATTTTCTATCAAGAATCTCAAAGCAAGAAGCGCTCGGGTCTATTCCAGAAAGAGCAGGCTTATTAGGAAGTAGAGTACCAGTGAAGGTAAGAGAGTGCGTTACACCCAGTCTTGTTTCTACTCCGTCTTTTATTTTAATTAATGTTTGCTTGCTATCTTGTATAAGCGGCACAGGACTAAAGCAATATGCTAGACCATCTGACTGTCTTACATAATACATTTGTGTGCCAGCATTAGGATTCGCACTCATTATTTTCTCCTAATTAATAAAACCAGATGGTAATGTTATTGAAAGTAGTGGACAAAGAGGGAAGTTATGGGATGGACACGCGGAAGAAGAACTTTGTGCATCCTGAATTCCTATTAATGTTCCCCAAATTTCAGAACTAGGTAGGCCAACTCCAGTTAGGTATCCATGAATATTTGTATTGATAACTCCGCTTACTCCAAATACGTAGCCGTGTATGGACGAAGCACTAAAGCCTAAGCCACTAGCGTAACCATGAATACTACTAGGGATTTCATCTGAGGCATCAACAAAGCCGTGGATAGTTGTATCGGCCGCCCCACTAAGTACATACCCATGAATAGTTGAAGTTGCAATAGGTGGTCGTTTAACATAGCCGTGAATAGCTTGTGCACCAATTCCGCCCTTTAAATATCCATGAAGAAAGTTAACACCAGGGACTACATTAGAAGTAGAAGGGTCACCAACTAGGCCTCCGCCGGAAGGAACCAGCCCCTCGCTTCCTAGATAACCATATATGGTAGAGTTGGGATAATTGCCTAGTAGATATCCGCGGGTAGACATCGAGCCTGAGTCAACAGGCGTCAATACATATCCATAAATAGCTTTTTGATTAGGACCTAATCCGAAAACTCCACCATCCCAACCCTGGGTAAATCCATATCTAAGCTTGCTTTCAAACGCTCCAGATTCACCAGCAATATATCCATGAATAATCTGAGAACCGACAAGCCCCTCAAGATAACCATGAATAGTACTTTGAGCAGACATATCTCCAGAACCAAATCCTCCTATCGTGAATCCATCTCTAGAGGTGTTGATGCTAGTGGGGTCTACTGGGAGATTGCCAATTAGATAACTATGAATTTCAGAGGCTGCTAATTCATGTCCATGCAAAAATCCATGAATCTGACCAGAAGCTTCTGTTCCAAGACCTACTAGGTAACCATCTCTTGATGATTGTTGAGGTAGGCCGGAAGGAATATAACCACGAATAAATCCTGTGGCGACACCAGAGCTAACTAGGTAGCCCTTAATATTACTTATTTCAAATGGACTTCCACCAACTAAATATCCGTAGCGCTGATGCTTAGGGCCGAATTCAATGTCGACTGGGTCGAGCCCAAATACACCATCAATCCAAGCAGCACCATAGGGATAAACAATAGTTGTAGTAGGAATATCATAGATGCCTTTAGTATATACCCACTTTAGAGTATGTGCTCCCGCAGAGCCAGTAGAAAAGGTTTCTTTTTCTCCAATCTTGGGGATATTTGAAGCGAATGCTCCCGGGTCATGCCAAAACATATCTCCATAAGTTTTCTGAAGAGTGTTATCTATAAAGAATTCAATCTTATCATTTACATGAACATCCGAACGTATGTAGAATCCTATTTCTCTACCAGTACTTCCATCTGGTAGTCTTTCATCCACAAAAACATCTATGTCTACTTCTAAAATAGCAGTGTGTCCTGGTTGTATTCCTCCAGCCGGTACTGTTCTTAATGGGCTACCTAATCCAGAAGCATCTCCGATGGCCTCACTTCTTATAGAAAAACCATCATCGACTCCTCTTTGTGGAAATACATATGACCAAAGGCCACTCTGTACTGTTCCATCAAAGTCAACTGGAAGAGGAGTAGATGGCAAGAAATTTTCTCTTGTAGCATTACCACTAGCTACAATTGCCCATTCAAAATCTCCAGATGTTCTCCAACCGTCTGGCAAGGTACCTTGCTTTTGCCTGAATGTTTGCTGTGTAGTTTGTAAAGGGCTTCTTAGAAATTCTCTACTATATGGTGGTGGGTCAGAGGTTGCATTAGACCACGTTATGACTTCTGGATTAGTAGCTCCCGGACCATATAATTTAATTTCATATACTCTTGAGCTAGTTTGTATAGAATTAAAAAACTGAAGTGTTATGAATTTTGCAGTAAATGGATTAATATTAAAGGTTGGAACGAACTCTGCTGTGTTTAAAGATTCTGTAACGGTTTGCGTTCCTGCCATGTATTTTTCTAAAGAACTATTTTGCGGAGGAAGTAAACTAATTGCACCAGATGGTATTGTAAATAATCTAACATGATTTATTCCATCTAATGTTCCAGATACAGCAATACCAGGAGCAGACGTTGTTCCGTTCCTTTGAAGAATTTCTACTCTTTCTATGGTTCTAATCTTATCTAATTCAAGAGTTAATGTATAACCATCTCTTACTCGTCCATACGTGGTATTATCATCATCAAAAAGATTAGGAGATTCTGAATAGTGTGAAGAAAATTGCACATTGGTATATGCAGCAATGCCAACAAAAATTTCATGTGCTGTGCCTGACGTAAGAGTATAATCAAATGTATGCTCTGATTCTTGCCACCTTCCTAGAGCTGGAGAATTAGCAACATCCCACACAGTAAGAACTCCACCAGAAGGATATACTGCAGTATGACCCTGCGTAACAAGTAGTTCTTTTTTTGTACCGCTGGCTCCCGCTGGTTCTGTTGGATGCTTCAGCGCCTTGAATCCTCCCCAGAATATTTTATTAGAAAATCCACCCGTAGTAGTCTGGCTGGCTGATGCTATATGCTTAAGCCCAGAATCAGGGTCTTGCATTAGTGGAAAGGTCCAATTAGTTCCATCGAAGTCTGCCTTGAATCTTCCAATTGATTGCTTTCCCCATTCGTTTTTCTTTTGAAAATAGAATAGAAATTCCCCATCATCATTAAATGAGAAATCGCAATTTGTTCCTTCTCCTGGAAAATTATGTACAGTTACACCTTCTCCCTCAAAGTTACTAGGTCCTATACCATACATGTTGCCAGTAGGTATTATGCCAGACTGAATTAATATACCACTAGAACTACCATTAGTAGACCCCGTCTTTGCTACCCAGCTACCCTCTGTTCCGTTTGCTATATCTTGTATGTTTATATATTCGCTTGTATCCTCTGTCCAGTGCCAAATATTCTGACCAACTCCTTTAATGCCAGAAGAGCATATGACTGCTACACCATGGCTTCCGTTAAGCCCACTACCAATAGCCATACTAGGACCAAATTGAATTTCATTTGATTCAATACCTCTTTCATCTGGAGTCCCAAACCAGCCACCAAAATCTCTATGCCATGTCTTAAGTTCATTATCTTCTGCATCATAGTATGTAGCATACGACGTTTTAAGTCCAAAGATTTCTGATATATAGATAATAGGAAATCCGCCACTTTCGCCTACGGCAAAATCTCCGAACTGAAGAGGGTCTAAGGAAGGAGCTACATCATATGGCGTTCCTAATACAGCAGTAGTTATATCATTGGAAGAATCTTTTACAACCATTTTAACTGCGGGAAAACTAATACCAGCTACTTCGCTAGCAAATGCAGCCTCCTGCATTGTAAGCGAGCCCTGAAAGCCTCTAGCAAGAGGGTGGGTGTCTCCAGCCGCAACAAGTCCTATTGGACCCAGGCCGCTGGCGCGTGTCCAACCACCACCGGGAAGCTTACCTACAAACTGATAGCAGCCGGAGCCGTTGAATCTAAAGCCACAATGTATATGGCCATCCCTATCCATGATTGTATCAAAGTTATTATGGATATGAAAATCTTCTACTGGGAATAGAAGTTCAGGAGCACTCCAGGTTAATCCACCATTAGTAGATGTTATAAAGTCAACCTCACTGGTTCCTGAACCATAGGCTAAAAATATT